GTTCGACCACCGGAACGCGACCCGTGATTACGACCTCGTGATCGGCATGCACCCGGACGAGGCGACGGACCAGATCGTGATGTACGCGGTCAAGCACCGCAAGCCGTTCCTCGTCTGCCCGTGCTGCATCAAGCCGACCGCGAGCGTTTTCAACGGCTCCGGCTATGACGAGTGGGTTCAGCACCTGCTCGGCCTCACGACGGATGCCGGCGGATGGAACATCGAACTGATCGACCTTCCCATGAGGGGGAGGAACCTTGTGATCGCGGGGGAACCATCGGTGAAAAGGGGAGTGTGTCAAGGATCATGCCGATGACCGACGATGAGATCGCCGCGTTTCGGGAAAGGCTCAAGGATAAACGCGAGCTTCGGCGAGTAGCCCTCGGGCTCGCCCCTTACCACCAGAGCGCCGGCGCGATCGTGAACACGGGGGTCCTATTCGGCCTCGCGTTCGCCCTGCTCGGCGTCCCCCACCCCTGGCTCGGCTTCTTCGCCGGAGCCGTGCCGTCGTTTCTTATTTTGGCGAAGTATCACGCGGACCAGGAAGCGGAATGGGACCGTGAGGATGCGGAAGACGAAGACGACTTGAACCAGGAGGACGCATCATGAACCAGGACCCAAGACGCCCAATCGGACTCATGGTCGAAGAAATCTCGGAACAGGACGCCGAGAAACTGTTCGCGGCGGCGGAGGAGATGGTGGCCAAACGCGGAAACATCGTCGTTGCCGAGCTTGACCACATGGAATACCGCCCCATCCAATCCGATGCCGCCCGCCACGTCGCCGAGAAGATCCGCCAGGCCATGAACCGAGGCGGCGTCAACCAGATTAGTGTCTTCGGCCGACGCCGGCTTACGGTCGTCTTGGATCTGGAGATGGCCGAGGCGTTCGTGGGGGAGATGAGCAGTGAGCCAAACTGGAGATCGACCGAATGAGCAGAATGACATACGACGTGGCTGGGCGGCACTACAAAACAAAGTCTTCGCTGCTGGCTGAACTGAGGCGAATTTTGTACGCCTATGAGCCGGAGGAGACCATCTCTGGAAACGACTCGGAAATCTTGGCAGGCGTACTGGACATGCATCCCTACAGAGACCAAAAGGTCGGCCATGGGGTGAGCAGGTTCTACGTCAGGGTAAACGCGCAGTATGGAAACAACAGGGGGTTCTGGTTGGACCGAGTCGATGGATCGGCGACCGACTGGAGTTTCATGGAGGCCCTGAAACCGGCGACCAATCTCCAGAACGTGCTCGGGGCGATGAGATGGTTGATTAAGGACCAGATCACCGCCCACAAGAGGGCGTATTTCGCCGATCACGCACGCCGGCCGTGCTCATACACTGGAGAAGAAATTAGCCCCGGCGACTCGCATGTAGATCACGTACGACCGAATACGTTCGAGCGACTTGCGCAGGATTTCGCCTTACATCATGAAATAAAACTGGATACAATCCAGGTACAAGAAAGCGGGGACGGCGATGTCTGCCAGGTTTTCGCGGACCCTGGCTTAGCTGCGTCTTGGCAGAGATATCACCGCGACAACGCGGTCCTGACTGTGATCTCAAGGCAAGCAAACTTAAGCCACGCAAAAAGGAAGTAGCATCGTGATCAACCTGAAGGAAATCGTCGGCAAGCGATACAAGATCACCCTCGACGAGAGCTACGAGGCCGGGGCCGACGACAACGGGAAGCTGTGGTACTACCGGATCGAAGCGAGGAGCGGCCATGTCTACGTGCATTCAGAGACCCAACTAGGCGTCTACGTGAAAGGCCGGCTCAAGATCGGAATGGTCGGCGCGATCCCAGGACTGAGGCTGCACCAGCGCGGCGACCTGGAGGCGACCTATGTTTTCGCCCCCGAATTGCTCGACCGGGTCGCGACTGAGATCAAGGCCAAAAAGCGGCGACAGTTGAGCGACGAGCAGAAGGCCCGGCTAATCGAGCAAGGAACCCGAGGGCTAAGCAAAATAAACACACTGAGGAAACAAGCGCCAGCCGCGCCAGTCGACGCAAGAGAGTCGGCGTGATAGACGCTAGGTTTCGACCACTGGACGCGAAATTGGACCAAGAAACCATCGGTTTGCCGGAGCACCCAAAAATGAGTTGGTTCAAATGCTGGAAGCTGTCCAATCCCGACCCCGAACCGCCGCCGATGGCCCCCGAGGAGCGGGAGGCGATCCGGGAGGCCGAGCTGGCGATCCAAGCGGCCAAGAAGGAGATTAAGTCCGCCGAGGAATTCATCCTTTGGCTGATGAAGGCGCCCCGTCCGGTGCTGGAGGCGTGGCGGGACCAGTTGATCGAGCGGGAAAAGCGGAAGTGAGATTGGTCGAACATAAGGAACCGCACGTCGCGCGATTAGATTGAAGTTTTCGCGTTAGATTTTAGGTGGAACTAAGTTCTCTAGCTTAACTATCTTCTGAGTATTAAGAACTAAGGAAATAAAGTAAAAGGGTAGATTCGAGTATACGAGTACTCTCGTATACGAGAATCTAGCAGTCTTCTCTATGTATATTAGTATTAATAGCAAATCTCATGCCAAATCCGACAAGCGTCGTAGCAAGGAATTCGCGGAATCTGGTCTTGCTTTTTTTCTGGCTTTCTGGCATGATGTCCGTATCGAAAGGAGGAACGCCGTGTGGCACATCGACCACAACGGGACGGCGAGAGCAGAGTACGACGGTGGACGGAAGATCGTCGTGCGAAGGATTCCCGGCCTGTGCAAGCCATTCTGGCAGATCATCGTTCAGGGGGACCAGTCCCGTTTCCCGCTGGCCTATCGGGATCGCGACGAGGCCATGAAGCAAGCCGAGATGTGGATTCAACTTAAGGAGATCGACGCGCGATGCGGATGTCGGCCGAGCAGCAAATCAACTGGCTTAGAGAGCAACTGATCTGCATCGCGACCTACCTCGGCGAGCAGAGCAGGGGGGCCAAGGAGTCGCAGGGCCTGGAGATCCAGGACGCGGCGATCATGGCGGAAGACGTGCTCGTGATGTTCGAGCGGCTGGTCAACGATGTTCTTGCGGGAGCCAGGTCGTGACTCAGTGGAATCAGGTTGAGCCCGGAGTTTGGTCTGGGGAAATTCACGGGAATATCATGCTTGTGACGGCCGTTTTTTGCAACGCGCACCCCTGGTCAGGCGAAGGCTCAGGGCCATGCTGGTGGGAGTTTCAGCCTCAAGGAGCCGACTTCGTTATTGGAACCACGGGAGACACAATACAGGCGACGATGCGTGCGGCCGAGAAGTGGGCGAGCGAAAACCCAAACTGGAGAGCCAGATCATGAACGACGATCATCTCGCCGCCGTCGCCAACCAGAACCAGGGCCTGAAGATCCTGCTCGAAATGGTGTCGGCGGGCTACCTGTCCCCGGAGGAGGCGATGGCCGAAATCCGGGCCGGCGTCGGAAGCGACGATCTTGCAAACAAACTGGCTCGCTGGTTCTCGCGGGCGATGTTCTACTTGGCCAAGTAACCCAGGTTTCCAGGACTATGCAAGATGAGCGAACGCGATCCGGTGAACCCGTCTTACTACAACGATCTCGCGATCCAGCCTCGCGACGCAATCAGGGATTGGGATCTGAACTTCAATCTGGGCAACGTCGTCAAATACGTCGCGCGGGCCGGGAAGAAAGATCCGGCGAAACTGATCGAGGACTTACGCAAGGCGGAAGATTACCTTCGGGACGAAATTGCCAACCTCGCGGCGGACGAATGCGAGATCCAGGATACCGTCCTGGACGTGATCGACCGCCTGTCCAGGACGACGGGGTTCGACGCGAACAAGGTGATGACGACGGCGCTGAATCTGTACGAAGACGCCCTGGACGCCAAGCAGGAAGGCAACTCGGTCGTCGTCGTCGACGAACTAGGGAATGACGTGTTCGAGTTCTTCGGGCTGTTCGAGGGGGACGACGAGCCCGAAGTCGAATCAGAGACGGCCGTCGACCCGAGCAAGACCGTCTCGTGCTACCGCTGCGCGAAGTGCGGGATGCCGATCGTAGCCGGGACTGAATCCAAGGATAAGGATGTCGTGAACGGCTCGGAGGTCATGTTTCACTTCGGCTGTTTCCCAGACGACGCGAAAGACTCAAAGCCCAGGCTGGCCGTCGGCGACAAGGTCCGCTTTGCCGGCGATACGCCGACGCTGCACGGCTACGTCCGGGAGATCAAGCCGGCTGACGACAGGATGGTTTACGTCGTCGACTGGTCGGAGCAAGTCGACTCCGAGACCAACAGGTTCAGGGACGAGCATTGGGGCTCGGAACTAGAACTTGCGGAAAAGCCGGAACCCAGCGCCTTCAAGCTCGGCGACCGCGTCCGGGACATGCATACCGGAGAAACGGGCGTCATTCACTGGCTGCCGAACTACTACGACGTCCTCTGGGACGGCGACGATCATCCCTTGATGACCCACAAATCGAACATCGTCCACGCCGAGGAGAAGTGATCATGGACCGCACCCACGCCGAACTCCAGAATCGGATCGACAGTCTGACCGCCCAGCGTGACGCGCTCGCCGAGGTCGTGTGCGAGAAGACGCGCGAGGCGGACCTGTGGCGGGACCGCTTCAAGCAGTGGGTCAGGATCGCCAGGATGGTCGAGCGGGAGCGCGACGCGGCGGTCAGGAGGGCCGAGATGATGGAAAACGATCGCGACGACGAACTGGAGCGGGATCTGGATGAAATTCTGGATGAGATCGACGACGAGGAGGAGGATTTCGACGATCTCAGCAGACCAAGGTCGTGCAGCCAATGCGGGGCTTATCCGTTTCACGGATGTCGATGCTACGACAAGTTTCCAGGGACCAGGATTCCCGATCTGTTCTGAGCAAGGGCTGATTCATGCTGACGACGATGTGGAAATGGTGGCGGACGCCGATGGTCTCGGAAGCGGTCGCGATGGATCTTGCCCGCGATTGCGTGAAGTGCGAGGACGACAACGCGCAACTCCAGGCCGATCTGGAGCAAGCCCTGCTCGACCGGGACGCCGCGATCCTCGAACGCGACAAGGCGATCGGCAAGTTCGAGTACGTCGAGTCGCGAAGCAAAGAACTAGAAGCCAATCTCGCCGACCGGGATAACTACATCAGGTTCCTGGAAGGGCAACTGAAGCAGGATATGGATGACGACGACGGAACCGTGGCAATAAACGAACTGACGTGCGAATACTGCGGCGAGGGGTTGTTCGACTGTCTTTGTGAAGACGACGACCAGGATGCAGGAGACGACGAATGAGCGACGAACGCCGCATCGAACTCGTCAACAAGCTCGTGGATCTTGGCCTCGATGAAGCCGAGCACGCCGAACTTGACCGTCTGCAAAAAGAGAAGGGACGAAGCCGTATGAACAAGGTGTGGGTCGTGACGATGGGGACCAAGTTCCCCAAGTGCGTCCAGGGGATCTTCCCATCGAAGCAGGAAGCCAAGGACGCGATGAAGCTCGGTGCGCACAAGTTCCTGAGAGGGCCGTTCGAGATGGATCTCGGGTCGGTGGCGACCATCTGCGCCCCCGTGCGACGAAAAGAGAAGATCCGTTATTACTTCGCCATCCGCGACGACAACCCGGAGGACACGCGGTCGTTCGAGTTGCCCGACGACTACACGCGACGCGTTAACCCGAACAAGCACACGGGCAAGTACGACACGACCGGATATATCGTTGAGTCTTCACTTGAAAGCCCAGGGGACGCGGAAATGAAGGCTCGGAAGTCATGGTGGTCCGGGCTTGCCGAGCGGAAGCGGAAGCGCAAAGCCGAACAGAGGCTCGAAGACTACAAGGAGGTCAATCGGTGGGAAGAGATTGCCCGCGTCGAAGCGAACCTGGAAAGGCTCAAGAGGGAGGCGAGGACGACGTCGCTCGAAAACGCACTGGCGATCTACAACGCCAAGCACCCGTCGTGAACGAATCGCGGTCGGATGAAGACGGCTTGTGGTGGGAGCCCGCGAGGGAGCCGCCGATCGACGTGAAGAACGAGATCAGGATGGCGGACCTGAACGGGGTGATGGCTGCGGACTTTGCCAACGCGGCGGTCGAAGGCGGGTGGTGTTGGGCGGGTTACATCGTGACGCCGGAAGACATCGAGAAGCTTATGCACGGCGACGATCCCAGGACCATCGGGCCGAAGGGCGTCGCGAGAAGGCTTGGCACGGAGTGATTCAACCGCTGACGAGAAGCCGGACGTAGGCGCGTCCGGGATGGCTGCGAACATCGTCTTGATTCTTCGCGGGGTTAAGGCCCATTGGGTTCGATTCCCAAACTCGTCATTCTCTTGGTCTGTAATCCGGGAGTGGGACCAAGAGTTGCCGCCGCGACCAAGAATCGAGCGGCTTTAACCCCGGAATGACATGGTAGTTCTCGCCCCGGCCCAGGCTGACTACTTGGGCCGGGGATTTACTCGGAGGACTTGAATGACGACGCCTGAGCGACTCGAAGAGTACGCGAGGAAACAGATCGCCGACGGCAGGATCGGCCCGAACGGTGAATGTTTGTGTCGATGCAAAATCCACGACCGCAGAAGCTCCATGATGCACGTCGTCGCGTGCTGCCGCCTGTGTCAGAAGTGCAACAAGAGAATCAGAACGAATTCGATCTGGGAATGGCATCAGGGGATTTGCGAGGGGGCGGAGACACCGGAATGAGAATCGCAATTTCTCTGATCTCTATAGTCATTTCGCTTGCATCGATCGCCATCAGTTTTCGGACGATACGCCAAAACAACAGAAATCTGAGGAGGCTGGAATCATGGAAAACCAAGTACCCAAACTGAAGGCATACGCCTTCACCATCGAACTTCCCGGCGTCGCCGCTCTGACCGACGAACTGAGCGACCAGCTCTACAAGGCCGGATGCGACGACGCCACGATCAGCCATTCGTACTCGACGCTGAAGGTGACGTTCTCCAGGGAAGCCGAAAGCCTCCAGGACGCCATCGCGTCGGCCCAGGCCCAGGTCTTGAGCGTCGTCAAGGTGTTCAGCATCAAGGTCGTCGCGGACTACGACCAGTAAATCTGGAACACAATCATGCTCACTCTGGTTTTGCTCGCGTCGCTCACTCAGACCTACGAGCCGGATTTCTACTTCATGATGGCTCAAGAGAATTTCGTCATCGATCAGTTGCCCAAGCCGGTCGGCTACATGACGTACATCCCGGCTGAACTCGCCGAGAACGTCAAGCTCTGGGAAGACGATTGCTGGAGATGCCGCAAACAGGCCAACGCCAAAATCATCTCCATGGGGCCGGACGTCATCCGCTGGCTGTTCTGGCCGCTCAGGGCGAGGGACGTTCGGACCTCGCTCCACGCCGAGGCCATGATCGAAAGTCTGATCCGATGCGGAGCATGCGGCGGATCCGGTAGGTGCGACGGCTATATTCAGGCGGCTCCGGACGAGTACACGTGTCTGGTCTGCGGCTCGCTGAGGTATTCGCACGCCTTCAGGTCCGATGAATGTGTCCACTGCGAGGGCCGTGGGGCGTTCTCGACATACAAAGGGGAGCCTGTTTCGAGATGAGCGAGAACGACAAACCCAACCCACTCAAGCCCGTCGTCTGGGACAAGGACTCCGGGACGGTCACTTGGGTCGACCAGATGGACTGGCGGATCGAAGGGACGGCGGCGAACAAGCGGGTGGAGTACCTGCTCGGCAAGACGACTCTCTGGCAGGCAGTCACGGCGGTCGTGTTGGTTCCTCTGGTGATCGGGACGGCGGCGTTGCTGGTGGTCGATCCAGGACCGAGATTCGACGCGTGGTTCTGGTCATTGACCACCGGCCTTGCCATCGCGACAGCCTGCTACGCGCGATCCGAGGTTCTCAGGATCAAGCTCAAGGTTTGGACAAGGGGCGAATGAACAGCAAAGACCGGCGAACTGCCAGGGCCATGTACTGGAGCCTGAACATCGGCTTCTTCACGATCGTCGTCGACTACAGCACCGTGGAATCATTCGAGGTGTTCATCGTCGGCGCGTTCCTCATGGCGGTGCCGATCTTCTGGATTTCGTGGAAGGAGGGGCTGTGAGCGACGAGCCGAAGACGACCAAGGTGTATCTGATGGTCCCCGTCTGCGTCGACATTCACCCGGGCGATGAATGCGAGCCGGACGAGTACGACATCCGAGGCGAAGCCAAAGAACTGCTTTGGCAGTGCATGATCAATTCAGCCGACACGACGGACAAGGGAGGACGCGGGCTCGTCTTTCGATGGGGCAGGCGCAGGATCGTCATGGATGCGCCGAAGTTCCTCCCCGACGACATCGAAAACGTCCTCTGGCAAGAGAGCATCTCGCACCTGCCGCTCCACCAGAAGCTTCGCGAGGCCGTCATCAGGGAAGGCAAGCGGCCGGCGAAGGAGCGGCTTAAGGACATGATCGATCGCGGCGTGATCAACGAGAAGGGCGAAGTGCTGCTGGGCTGCCACGGACCTTGGGAGGATCGGGATTACGATGAGTGAGCAAAACGAGCCACGGTATTTCACGCTGTATCAAGGCGCGTGGATTCCAACCAGCGAATGGAATACCAGGGACCAGCGAGGCGGAAGCGACAAGATGCTCCTCGCCAAAGGCGTCCGGTTCGTCCTGCGCGACGACGAATACTGGACGTTCGGGGCGTTGGGATTCCCGCTCAACAAGGGTCAGGAGGCGATCGTCGTGCCCCTGCTCGCGGAAGCCGAGCCCAGGATCGGCCAGTGGATCGACTCGGGGCCGGCAACCTGTGAATCGATCCTCGCGGCGATGGGCGAACTCGGCATCGTGACCGAGGACGACATTCGGCGGGCGGCCGACTACGTCGTTGAGCAGGACGGGATCGAATTCGGAGCCATTGAGCACCGCAATTGGGTGGTCTCTTCCCCGGAGGCGTGATGACCGACTGGACCGAGCCTGAGCGGCTGCTTGAACACGTCCAGGAAGTCGCCGCCAAGGAAACCCAGCTCAAACTCATCGACACCGAGCACAAGAAGCGGCTGAGCGAGAGGGAAAAGCGTTACCTCCAGACTATCGAGGAGATCAAGGCGTGGCAGGAGAAGGAGAAGGCGGAGAGGGAGGCATCGAACAATGACGAGTAGCTTTCTGGTGTTCAGTTTCGTGGCGCAGGTCATGCTCTGGATCTTCGCCATCGCCATCATCGAGAAGGCCAGGCGGGTGGCGTGGGACATCCACGAAAAACAACGTAGGATCGACGAGATGCACAAGGACGTGATGAGCTACCTGAACAAGATCGACGCGGAGCAGGAGAGGATGTGGAACCGCGTCGAGTCGTTCCAGAAGTGGATCAACGCGAGGAGGGAGAGTCGATGAGCGATGAAGGCGAATGGCGCGTCGTCGACTGCTTCGCCGGCCCGGACTGCTGGTGCGGCATCATCGTCAACCCGGATGGAGAGGAATGCAACGGGTTCGCCGACATCCCCAGGAGCAACTGCCTGTTCATCGTCGACGCCATGAACGGGAACCACAGGAAGCAGTACCGGCGGAACAACCTCCATCCGCTGCCCTGGCACGTCCGCCAGAGCGACAGCGGCTACAAGTGGATGACGACGACCGCCGGGCTCACCAGCAACGACATGGACCACTGCGTCGGCCACGCGTTCGGCGACTACAACCAAATCTTCGTCGACGCGGTGAATGGGTTCTATCAGTACGAAGGCAAGGAGAACCACGAATGAATCCAGCCGGCTTGAAAACAATCATGGCAAGGATCGACTCGGCCAGCGAAGGAGATTACACCGACATCGATCCTCGGATGATTCCGACGAATCCGGAAGCCATCGCGGATTGCAAAGCGTTCGTAATGCGAAACGCGGCCAGATTCAAGACGAACGTCTGGGTCACGCCCATGAGCCAAGGCCGAATCCAGCTTGAATTCGCCCGGAACGGCAGGGACCTGGAAATCGAGTTCGACGGAAAGGGGAATGTCGTGACCCTGGCTTACTGCAAAGAGAAGGCCGGCAAAGGGGTCGGCGCGGAGGCTTTGATGGACTGGCTGAACCAAGGGGAGACTAGCGAATGAGCAACGCGGACAAGAGAAACGTTCACACCGACGCCCTCGACACCCTCGGGAGCATCATCACCGAGAACGAGAAACGCGACGCCATCCACCTGGCGGTCGAGCCGGCCGTGGCGGGACATCAACTCATGCCGGGCGACCACGTCGGATTCCTCAAGGACGGCAGGATTGGGCATTGCGAGGACCCAGTCGGGATCGTCGATCCGTTCCTGAAGACAACCGTCAAAAAGGGCGAGCGCTTCTGGCTCGTCGTCTACCCCCGCCAGATCACGTCGCTGCGGCACGTCTGGACGCATCCGGCGTTCGGCGACGAGCCAATGGAACCCGCCGACGCGGGGAAATCGCCAGCGGAAATCTCCGAAGCCTGGCTTCGCGAGTTTTGCCGAAACGCCGATTGCCCCGGGTACGACGATGTGATGACGGCGGTGACGGGCGGCGCGCTGGAAGACTACGGCTACGGCGATTCGTATCGAAACGACGGCGAGTATTTGTTTTTCGCAGGCCGAGACGCGCATGGGGAAATTCCGCCAGAATTTTGGGACCACGTAGAGGTGGTTACCGGCAAGAAGATTGGCCCCGAAGATCGGGCGCAGTATTTCTCATGCTCTTGCTGAAAAATTCCGCGCCATGGAAAACCAGGATCGACCTCGATCCGAGTTCGAGATTCACAGGTGGAATTTACACCCTCCCCCGGTGGGGGAAGGAAGGATGAGGATGAGCGAGCAAGACAAGGCGGACCGCCAGAAGAAGTACGCAAACGCCATGACGAGGCTCTGGGAGCGATCAGCCGAACTACGGAGGACGGCGGAAGCCAAAGGCCCCATGAAAGAGGTGTACTCGATCCATTGCCACGCCGGCAGCATCTACATGCATGAGGATGCGGCGGGCGTGTTCTGGCTCGATCTCGACGGGGATTTTCGCAAGGTCGAGCACGGTTACGCCGACGAGTCGTCGCCCAAGAACATCGAGTTCATGCGGTCAAAAGGCGTCCCGGAAGAAACCATCCGGCGCGTCGTCAAGCAGTGCGAGAAAGCCAAGGCGGAAGGAGTTATTGGATGATCGAAGCCAAGCCGACGATCGAGGATCAGGCCATCAACTTCTGGGTGAAGTACTTCTGCGTATGCGGAGAACCAGAGCGAGCCGTCGAGGAATTCCGCGAAATCATGGGCATGTTCGACGACGCGACGGCGGACGGCCGCCCGTTCATCAACGGCGACAAGCGAGACGCCTACGCCATCAAGCACGGCCAGGGATTGATGCTCTGCATCCTCTACTGGCTCGAAGGCATGGGATTGGCCGAGCACGGCACCGGCGCCAACTGGTCGTGGTTGACGCCGCTGGGAGAACACGTCAGGAACGAAATCATGAACGGAACGCCGGAGTTCTTTCGGGAGGCGGATCGAGGATGAGCGAGCCGACTAAGGAAACCAGCAAAACAACGAAGGCGATCAACATGCTGGAAGGGATTATGAATGGGGCTGAGTTTCACCGCAATCTGGTGGAACGACATGGCACCGAGGATGTGGTCGACGCGATGGTTCGGACTGCGATCGAAGAACTGAGTCACAAAACTGCGATACTGGGTGCCATGCTTGGAGAACCAGATGGCCAAAACTAGAAAGGTCCACCTGCTTGTCGAAGCCGAGGTGGACGAGGCCGAAGGGTTCACCGACCAGGAATACCGCAAGATCGCCGTCGGGATTCTCATGAAGACCATGCTGGGGCCGGCGGACGGCTACGACGAGAATCGCGGGCTGGTGTTCAACCTGAAAGACGGCGATGTGTCGTTCCAGAAGCCGAAGCCGCTGCTGGGGACGGTGGAAATCGTGGAAGAGGACGGCGGGGTTTATCTGCTCGACGGGCACTAGGAGAGGATGGCGATGACGGACGACGAACGCAAGGCTCTCGAGGCCAAGGGATACAAATTCGGCGACGCCGAAGACTTCCTGGGGCTGAACGAGGAGGAGAGGAGGATGGTCCAGGAGCAACTCGACGAGAAACGGAGTTTAAGCGAGTGCGCGGCGTGGTTCCGCAAGGGCATCGAAGCGAAACTCGCCGAAACTAAGCCGACCTCGCTGAGCCAGCATGACCCCTTCGACGAAGACAACCCGCCGAACTTCTCCAGGGAAGCCTACGAGGCGGGATACAGGATCGGCGAGCAAATCCTGTGCGAGCAGGCCGGGCACGAGTACGAGGAGCCACGAGGGCACAGCGTATCGGACTACCTGGGTCGCAATTTCTACCACCGAGAATACCAGACCTGCCAGAGATGCGAGCGGCAGAGACAGAAGACCTTGTTCGTCACCAACGACGCGGACGAGTGGAACGAATACGACTGGCAACGGGGCCGGGAACTGACAGCCAAACGCAAGGCGGAACGGGAGGCGAAAGAGGGGGAAGCCAAGTCGAATCAGTGATGGCTGATGCGAGATTCTGAGATTTTTTTGCGCATCCAAAACGGAGATTCGACGTGAAAGAGGTTTGGGAATCGGGATCAGGATTTGACACCCAGGGGGTGGGGATGAAGACGGAAAAGGGGAGGCGACAGGTGAAGAAGTTGGCCATTGCGATCCTGGCTGCGGCGACGCTCGGCGGATGCGGCCCACTGGAACCAAAGTCGCTGAAGTCGGACTACGCCTTCGAGATCGTGGGCTACGAAATAGGCTCGCAAATGGAAATCGTCCGAGTGACCAACATGGAGATCGGGAAAAGCATCAAGGTCTTGCGGCACGGGCCGAGCGGAGTGGTCGTGCTGCCGGAGGGGTTCTAGTCGAGAAAGGGGAGGGAAGAACGCATACGGTTTGGCTTATGTGTTAGTCCTTGAAAATTGGTGGGTGTGGAATTCGTGCACCCCACTACCTATTTTGCCACGCCGGCCGAGGATAGCCAGGATTTCCTCCCCTCCCTACCCCTCCTATTCACACCACGCACCCCACCCACGCACTCACATTAATTTCATTTATTCCACGTTTGGCACGCTCGATTGGCACGCGATTTATTTTACAAGAATCTCCAGATTTTCGGCCCATCTCTCTTGACATGACGCCGAATTGGTGTATACTTCTCACAGTGGAAGTGAAAATCTGGGGACGCGAGAACAGGAGCTACGACCATGACGACCACGACCAGCACCATGACGATCGACCAGGCCGGCTACATCGTCCGCCGCAAGCCTCAGACGACGCGTGAGCACGAGATCGCGGGCGAGGCCTGGGGCGTCCTGGGGCGTGCCCGCTACAGCGACCGGGATGCCCGCATGCAGGCCCAGCGGGAGCTGGAGCAGCACGAGTTGATCATGCTGTCCCAGGCTCGGGTTTCGGTTGGGATGGCGTACTGAGGGGTAGGGCAGGGGAGGCCCTTAGCACGGTGCTAGGGGCTTGCACCGAGGACACTAGAACGAGGGGACCGACCATGACGCACGCGACCAGGACCAAGGCCGACATCCACGCCAAGGATGCCCCGAAGGGCTTCGAGAAGGGCGCGAGGTTCTCTAAGTGCAATTGGGGATGGCTGGAATACGGGACCGTGATCGAGGCTCCCAGCCTCGCCATTGGGTTCTGGACGATCGTCGTGCGATGGGACGACACCGGGCTCGTACAGCGTCGCACGGTCGCGGGGCTCGCGACGGTGGAATGACTCGGGGGAGGCAGGAGGCCTCCAGCACGGCGCCGGGGGCCAGAGGGCGACTGACACAGGGGAATGGCCATGACGACCGGGCAAGCGATCCAGACCCTTCGCGACAAGACGTACAGGCTGACCGGAATGGAGGAATGCCTCGCGGCCCTGGCGGTCCTCGGAAAGACCCGCGAGCCGGCTGTCGTGATCGAGGGGGAAATCGGGCGGCTATTGACGACCGAGGAGTTGATGGCGTTGTTCGCGGCGAGGGATTGAGGACCAACGGGACAGCCCCCGCGCGGTGCGGGGGCTTGGCGGAAATCTGGATTGAGGGGGGATTGGCCGATGACGGCACTCCAATGGGTTTGCGGATTCGCTCGCAAACTGACCACGAACATCCCCGGCGCGACCGTCGCCGATGCCATCGAATGGGACGGCTCCGACATCCTCGCCAACACCAGGGATCAAGCCTGGCGCGGGCTGAACGCCGATGGCAAGGATGGGATGACGATCCGTTGGCGCAGGGCCTGCGAGGGCGAAACCTCGCGTGACGGCCTTTGGGTGGTCGGCGGGGGACAGTGGCGGGAAGGGTGTTGACACAGGGAACGAACACAGGGCGATTAACACAGGGGAGACGACCATGACCAAAGCCAATCCGAGAATCGGCGATACCGCGTGGGAGGTCGAGTGGTGCATTAAACTCGCCTACCATGACGGCTCAACTGAGGTTGATCTCTATCGATGCGGATACGCCGTGACTGAGGTCGAAACCAAAGAGCAGGCCGAAAAGCTCGCGGTGAAGCTTTACCCGGAGGCCGCAAAGACTCTCGGAGAGGTCGCCTATCGCGAAATCCGTTACACTTCCTCCGGATGGGAACAGACCGGGGAAATGGGGAATTACGCCGGGGAGGAAACCTAGAAAACAATCTGGCTACTTGACATGACGCGCAAGCCGCGCGACACAAGGCACAGGACCACCAGGCGGACCATCGAGCAGGGGAGAGCGAGCATGAACGAAATCGATGCGTTGTGGGCTAAACTGGATCGCCTCATGGCCGAGAACGCAGCCAAGCGGGCCGAGCTTGCGACCGCGCAGGATCGCGCCTACGAACTGAGGACCAGGAATGCCGAATTGCGGGCGAGGATTGAGGCTGCCAAGGCTCGCGTCGACTGATTCCACATCCCAGGCCAGTTTTCAATCTGGCTACTTGACATGATCGCGGGCCGTGGTACAATCGCACGCACGAGGGACGACCACCGACACCAGCTCTAGCACGGGGCACGCGAATGCCGGACGAACATTACCGCAGGGTCGACGAACGCGAATTCGAGATCCTCCAGGAAAAGGACAGCACCATCGGCATCAACTACGACGACGACCAAATGAGCGTCGCCGATGCGTTCGCCGATTACCTGCGAGACCAGGGATACACCGTGGAATGCGTGGAGTGCGACGACAGCGAGGATACGCTGTACTGCATCACTCCGCCGAAGCGACGCGACGCCCAAACCGGGGGAGGGGGACTAACCATGACCCTAACCCGAGGACCACTCAGGCCCGCTACTACGCACTATAGTAGCAAAAAATTTCCGCTCCGGCCCAAATCACATATCATAATTCTACACGAACTGGTGATGATTCAATCATCACAATCTTACACAACTTAGTGATGATTCGACCTCATTCTTCATAATCCTTCCTGCCGTATCAACCTCCAAACATAGTGGCCCCCATTCATAACCTGTGAGTTATCACGGGTTTTTTCATGCGCCGAGCGATTTCGAGGAAATCATGATTTTTTTCTTGCTGTCCTATTGACATGCCATGCAAATTGTGTAGACTGAAAGTGTAAGGAAAAAAATGACCTTCTGACAGGCCCCCCGACACAGGAGAACAAGCCATGAGCAACCGCGAAGCAGGCGTCTACATCCTCAAGACCCAGCGTTCCAGCCTCAAGGTTGAGCGTCGGATGCTCGCCGGGATGCTCGAAACGACCCCGAAGCACGACCCGAAGCACTGGGACTTGATCCGTCAACAGGAGTCGCTCGACAAGGAGCTGAAGCGGGTTTCCCGTCGTCTTCGGCATACGGTCTGAATCTGGATTAAAATCTGGCTACGCTTCCCAACCCCAACCGAGGTTCAAACCATGCCGAAGCCCAACATGGCCGCGAACTGGAAAGAAGGCCAAATGGCGTGGCTCGCTCGCCCGGACGCTGATGCGGCGGTTCTGGTCCGCGTCGTCACGAGTTGGCGGCGGATCAGCAGGGTTTCCGTGGAATCCGTCGAGACACAGACCGATTCGCGACACCCGTTCATCACCGTCAAGCCGCGCCACCTGCGCACCGTTCCGCCCGGTCTGGTGGACGCATGGGCGAGACTTCCTCTCAACTGACCGACCACCAACCCAAACCGAGGCTCAAACCATGCCGCCCCTCCCGATCGACGTTGAATGCCGGAAGCACTGCGATTCGCCCGAAGCCAGGTCGGCTCGGAAGCGTCGGTATTCGGTCGATCCGGCGCGGCGTGAGTGGTACAGGCTCAACCGGGCGCGGAGGTATGCGGCGCGGTTCTTTTCTTGACGGAAATCATGTTTCACTCAACCTCGAACCAAGGAGCACCAGTCATGACCGCCGTTCAATCACTCGCCTCTGAAATGTCCACCTATTTCGTCTTGGCTCACGAGCGGGGCGGAATCCAATACCCTGTCCTTGACGGGAATTGCCCCGGTTGGATGCGTAAGGCTTGGCTCGAATCCCAACACTGCGGATTCACCGATCCGATCCAGGAAGGATTTCGGGTGGAGCAATTCCGCTGTCGGTTCCTCAAACTGGCAGTCGACGCCATCGCCGCAAACGAAGACTTCCAGGAAGCATGCGAGGCGTTCGCCGATTCAAGGCCGATCCATCCCCAGACTCTCACCGACTGGCTGAACTCCGATTGCGATCATCGTCTATGGATAGTCGACGACGTTACGGAACACTACGGCCCGTTTAATACGCTGTCGACGCTGTTGAGCCGCGCTTACAGGCAGGAGATGGACGACATGTTCAACCGTCTCATCGTCCGCTTGGTTGAGAGAGCTAAGGGTTTAGCCGGTTGGGATTCGGTGGAGGTCTGACCATGCCGACCACCGAACCGCGAATCGCTGAGCTGAAAGCGGCCTGGTACGCCTGGCGCGATGCGGATGAAGCCTGGCAGAACGAGTTCCGGCGAGTCGATCCGTACTCGTTCTTCCACCGATTCGACGACGCGAAGCGGATGGGGAAAGAGGGAACGGAACTGCGCCGACTCTGGGAAGCCTGTCAGGCCGCAAGGAAGCGATGGGAAGAAACCGCCGGGCGTTGACCGAGGACCGATCACCAACCAACACAAGGGAATTGTCATGACTCAGATCAACACGGCTCCTCGGTTCATCGCTAAGCACATCGACGAAAAGGGGAGGGTCCGATACGTTCGCGAGTTCAACCCGTGGCGCGTCACTTGGACCGACGACGTTCGGCACGCAGCCCAACAGTTGAAATGGGTTTTCACCAGCGATTTCGCCTTGATCCACCCGGAAATCGAAATCGAAATCATCCCGGCCTGACCAACCAACACAGGAAACCATCCGATGCAAGGCCAGGCCATCCCGACCATCGCCAACGTGGACGACATCGACAAGCGGTTTGCCGAGCGTGCCTACAGCGGAGTCAGTTTCTCCCCCGAGAAGCGCGGTGAGCAGTTCCGGGAGGACTACGCCAGTCACGTCAACGGCCTTTACGCCGATCTCTGGACGATCGCCCAAACCGAGGAACAACGGCGCATCCTGGCCGATGAAATGGACCGTTACCGCGCCGGCTATCTCAGTCGTTGCAACGCTCTGTTGTCGAGCAAAAGCCGGGTCGTCTCGACGATGATTGCGGGTCCGTCCAATTTCCCGGTGGAGCAGATGAGGAAGCGAAGCGACTCCGAGCACAACCGGCTTAACGAGCTGATCGAGTGGAGCAAGGCGGCGCAATCGGCGATCAAGCGACGGTTGTTGGACGCGCGGCCGGACGAGGTCAAGGCGTCGGCCGAATGGAATCGGCTTGCTCGGGACATCGCGAGCAGCCTGGGGACGATCCACCAGATCGACGCCGGGGCGGAGTTCTACACGCGATCCGCATTCGTCAATTCGATCGCGGGCAAGGTGGAACGACTGGCTAGGAACGGCGAAATCGAGTTGGTCGACAAGGCTTTGGAGTTCGTCCGGAGCTATGCCGGTCGACCCGAGGTCAAGAAACCCGCGATCAGCGCCAGGCACAAATTCTGGACGTTCGGCGAACTGGCGCGGGAGAACGCCGCGAAACTCGCTGAGGCGTCGCAAGCCGAATCCCAGACGATCGCCAGCGCCGATGGAGTCGAAGCGATCGTCAACCCCGAGATCGACCGGGTTCAACTCGTCTTCGATGGCAAGCCGGATACGTCCACGGTTTCGATTCTGAAGTCTGGGGGCTGGAATTGGTCGCCCAGTAATGGAGCCTGGCAACGCAAGTTGACGCCGAACGCGGTGTACGCCGCAAAGCAAGTCGTCGGCAAGCTGCAAACGGTTTGAGTCTGACTCGCCACACACAACGTCGGTTGTCTGTCACGAATCCCGTTTCACCACACACAAGGAACCGAATCAATGGGTCAGTATTACTACGTCGTCAACGTGACCAAGCGTCAGTTCCTCCACCCGCACAAGTTCGGCGACGGCCTGAAGCTGATGGAGTTCGGCGCGTCGGGCGGGGGGGGGCCATGCTGGGGTTGGCGATCCTGCTGAGCGATGGCAACGGCCGGGGCGGGGGAGACCTGGACAGCGACAACGGAATCGTCGGCTCGTGGGCTGGCGATCAAATCGTGATCGCGGGGGATTACGCCGATCCCGGCCGATTCGGGGTCGATGGTGAAAAGAACCTGTACCAGCTCTGTAACGCCGATGACGGCGGGTTCGAGGACATCAGCAAGCGGGTTCTTCGCGCCATGTGCGAGGACGAGGACACGGCCGAAGATTTGAAGCAACAGAAGGTTTGGTGCGCCCCATACGGCACCGTCTACGATTTCGCCATGTCCGACGACTGAGCATCACCCACGATACGCTATCCGTTTAGCGTATCACGAAACCGGGTTTTTGAGACGCGAGGGATTTTCATGGACACGTTTTCCGCAATGCTCAAAGGAATGGCCAACCAGGGCAAAGAGCTTATGGTCTTTGACTGGGAAAAGGCCGCACGCGTCATCAAGGAAAGGAACGCGAAATCCGCATCCGCCGGGTTGTCCGGGGACTGGGAATACACCGGCGGCGACATCCTGGAAGACGGCCGCCCTGTGCCCAAGGAAGATATGTACACCTACTTGGCCTCGACGTGGGCGACGCCGGAACTGCGAGTCGATGGCGAAACGATGAAGTGCTACAGAATGGAATCCGAGTCGCCAGGATGGGACAGTGAGACTTACTGGCCGCAGGAAGCATTGGACATCCTTGCGTCATGACGCCTTGACCTTCACCCACGAGCGACAAAATCGGTTGTCGCTCACTTTCCCCGATTCTTGAGCGACAAGGGAGAAAGGAACCCGCGATGATTTACACGATCGGCCACGGCGCGTTGACCGCCGATGCGTTCGCCGGCTTGCTCAAGTTGCACGAGGTCGCGACGCTGGCCGATGTGCGGTCCCATCCTGGAAGCCGGCATTCCCCGCACTTCGGGAGCGAGGCTATGGCTTCATGGCTTCCGGCCGACCACGGAATCGCCTATCGCTGGCTTCCCGACCTGGGGGGCCGGCGCAAGTCTTTCGGCCCGTCGCGGCACATGGCGTTGGAACATCCGTCGTTCCGATCCTACGCCGATTGGATGGAGTCGAGTCTCTTCCTGGCCGGGATCGATGACCTGCTTACGCTCAACCGCACCGATGGTCCGGTCGCCTACTGCTGTTGCGAGTCGGTCTACTGGCGATGCCATCGGCGGATGATCTCGGATTACCTGATGCTGGCGCTCGGGATCGAGGTTCGCCACATCATGCACGACGGATCGACGGCGGCCCACAAGCCGACGCGCGGGGTTCGGCTGGGAAATGGCGAGCTGATCTATGATGTTGGCGCGCCGGGGGTTCTGCCTCTGGTGTTTGCGGATGATCGCTGATCATGAAAATTATCTGGCTACAGTATTGACTTGACATGAAAATCTGGTATCATTGTGGGCGTTGAAGGAAACCAACCACGAACGGGAGTACGACTCATGACCGACAAGCAGGCCGCGATCGTTGACGCCAAGGAAAAGGGGCGTGAGTTCGCCAGGGTTTACCACGCCGTCCACGGACGCATCCCCCGGCGCAACGCTCCTTACTCGAAAGAGGAATCCCACTGGAAAACCGATCAGGTCGTCGAGTCTTGTGCCGGGTCGGATTATCGCGAGTTGGGTTTTGAGTGGTCCTTGAACCCGATCTACACCGCATACGTCAACGCGTTCCGGTCCGCCTGCTACGGATGGAAACCAGATGAGAAATCATGAAACCGTCTGGAGCGTCGTCTGGCTCAACGCGAAAGATCGACCGTTCTTCGGCCCTGGAATGTGTTTCTGGGATGGCCACGATCGGCCCAACGCCGAAGCGTTGGCTAGGCATTATCGCCAGATGCCCGGAGTCGAACGCGTGGTGATCGTCAAGACGGAACGGCGACGGGAGTTGTTCGACTCTCTCATGAATCAACTTGAACACGAGGCAAGCGTCTGACCATCGGAGCACGAACCATGACCCCGCAATCGCTCAGCGAGAAGCATCGCCCCCGCACCTTCGACAAGATCGTGGGCCAATCCTACGCGGTCGAGCAGATCGCCGATTTCGTGGCGAATCCGTTCCCGCAAGCGTTCCTCTTCTCCGGAGCGACCGGGGTTGGCAAAACCACGCTCGCCAAGGTCTTGGTTCAGGAACTGGGCGTCAATCAGGATTTCGATTTCATCCACATCCGGTCGGGGGAGATGGCGCAGGATTCGTTGGGAAACGCCCTGTCCACCGTTCGGCGGATCGGCGTCAAGGACGGCTGGAAAGCGATCCTATGCGACGAGGCGGACACGATGTCCGCCAAGGCCGCAACGATTTGCCTGTCGGCCCTGGAGGACATCCAGGCCCACGAGTACGGCAAAACTGTCATCATCCTGACCACGAACAAGCCGGATCGCTTCGACGACCGATTCCGCGACCGATGCGAGGTCATCGAGTTCGAGAGCGACGCCAAGACGCTCTACCTGGACGCCGAGAAGCTGCTAGGCGATCTCTGGTGGGAAGAAGGGTTGCCGGGTGTTCCGCCCGATCTCAGCACGATCAAGGGCCTCGTGGTGGACGGTGCGATATCATTCCGCCGAGTCGTCCGATTCGTCGAAACGCAGTCGCGCCGGCCCGTCGATCTCGCCACGATCCGCAAGATGAAGCTTGCTGAGGCGCGGCCGATCGCGATGGTTTCGGCCCTGTCGGTTCCCAGCATCGCGCCGACGGTTCGGCCGATGGTCGCGAGTGTCATTCTTTGAGGAACCGGCCCATGCAATACCTGATCAAAGAGTTCGGCGCGGATGAGCATCGCGGCTACGCGATCCATCTCGCGACCGACGGCGGGAACGAGTTGACGGCCGGCTCGCTCTGGAACTGGCTATGGAGGGCCAAGGGGGAAGGGATTGAGATCAGCGTTTACCGCGTGGTGAACACGGTGGCGTTCAGCGATCAAAGGACCGCACTCGACATCCTCACGATCGACGATGACGGGAAGATGGAATTCCACGGAGACTGGAATCAGTCGACGGTCGATACGATGAGGAAAGCCGAGCCGTTCACGATGTTCTATAACCTGGAGTGCGTGCTCGACCTGTCATGATCCGTTTGATACGGCGCGTCAGACCTGGTATAGTCTCTGTTTTCAGGAGGGCTGTACGGGCTGTTTCGCTAAAAACCGTGGATCACGATGACATGCCATCCCCCAAGAAATCTAAAGCTCAAACCATCGCTGTCACCCTGCGCGGATCGAAAGAATGGAAGGCGTGGCTTGAGGCGCTGGCGAAGCATGCTCGGCTCGACGTAGCCAAGGTGATCGATCGGGCCGTGATCGACTTTGCCAAGAAGGAAGGGTTCAGCGACCCGCCGCCGGACAGGAATGCTTGATCCGCCGAGACGCATCTTTCACCGGAGGCAAAGCCGTGCAAGACGAGCCAGGAACGGGCAGAACCAAGCGAAATCCTGGGCGACCACCATCCCCGGCTAATGATGTCGAGCGTCAGACGGCCGTCAACATGAAGGGGAGCAGGGCCTACGCTGACTGGCTGGAGGCTATGCACTGGAAAACGCACATCAGCAAGGTGCAGATCGTCAGACTCGCCCTGAAAGAGTGGGCCGAGAGGAACGGGCATGAAGCCCCGCCGGAAATTTGAGGCCCTGGCAGAAACCTGGATCAACAAGGAACCTTGGCTGATGGCCCGGAAACGAACAGACCGCACGGCGATGGAGAGCGTCAAACTGCCGGCCGACGTTATGGAGTCGGCGAGAATCGTGGCGGCATACACTGGCAACAATATAGCCGAACTATTGGGCGAAATTCTTCGCCCTGTGCTCGCCAGGATGGAACAAGAACAGGTGGAGCAACGAAGCAAGTCATCCAATGCAGGCAAGAAACCGTAAGGTCTCCCGGACCCAACAGACTCGGCCAGTCATGAAAAAAATCATGCAATTCGAGGACGAGCTGGTTGACAAGGATGTAGATAGGGTGTATACTCTGGGTGTCGGGAGTGAGAAACGGAACCACGAACGCAAGGGAGACAGACGATGGCGATCACGATCAAGACGTTCGAGTTCGAGGGCATCGACGCGACGGCCGAGTGGACCGAGTTCGGCGACCGCGTGACGGGCTATCTGTTCCTCCCCTCCGGACGCCGCGCCCCTTGGGATGTCGACCGGCACGGGTATTCAAGCATCTCCAATTACCACGAGGACGTGTCCAAGCGGACGCCGGCCGACTGGGAGGCTCTGGACCGGGTTTTCCCCGTCTCGAACGAGCCGGGCCGATTCCGGAGAGCAACGCCCGCGTTCGTCGAGGCCGCTTGGGCGGCGGCCGGAGTGGATCGATCCGGCCCGACGGCGGCCTATAAATACACGGAGGTCGACCGCCTGGAAACGCTCGCCGCGTGCGAGGCGGAAGGCACGCCGATTCGGCCCGCGACCAAGCCGAGGGCGAACCGCACTTGCATCGAATGCGGCTCTCCCGTCTACGGCGACCATTGCACCCACTGCCCCGAAAGCTGAGGCGACAGTCATGCCGCGCCCAACCAAACCCCTTGACGCTGCGAGCGAATCGGAGTCGATCCGCACTCAGGTCATCCTCGACGCCGCGACGCTCCGGACGCTCGATTTCGTCATCCAGGCCAACCCCGACGTCGAGAACCGATCCGCCGCGATCCGGAAGCTCGCCCGCGACTGGCGACGAAAGGCCAGTCGATGAATGGAATGCGTCGGCCGATACAACGCCGACGCTTTTCCTTGCACCGCGATCATGATGAAAATCATGTTGCATTTTCGGTGGAATCGTGTACAATGCCAGGGCGAACGAACTACCAACCCGGAGTCGAGCCGATGACCATCTACGCAGCGTTCTACCGAACCCGACCGCGAACCAGTATGTTCGACTGTGCCCGGATCGTCGCCGAGACGCGGGAAGAGGCTACGGTGATGGTCAAGGCGAGAGTGAAACAGGAGTTCCCCGACGGCGAGGTCATCAAGGTTTTCGAGGCGAGGAAATCGCCATGGGGCGCGAAGAACGCGGACGGGAAGATGTGCCCGGCGGAAGAGGTTTACTGAGGGAGGGTCGATCATGAATGAGAAGCGATGCGGGACGTGCGAGCATTACGACACCGAGCACGCGTACTACAAACTCCATCCTGGATTTGGAATTTGCAACGGGATAGGCGATGTCAGTGACAGTCGGTCAATGGACGTCGAGCCTGATACCGACGTCGCCTTTATGGCTGCCACGGGCGGCGCACTATTTATCTGCCGGCCCGATTTCGGCTGTGTCCTCTGGGAAGAAAGGAAGGCTGGCGATGAATGACGACGCCAACCCAATCCAGAAGCTTCAAGCCGATCTCATGTCTCGATTCCCCGGCATCGCGTCCGAAATCGACGCACCGGCCGATCCAGCCGGGGCCTGGTATCTCGACGTTCGGCCCGGGGATGACCGGTCGTGGATCGTGGTCGGCTGGAAGCCGGGGGCTGGCTTCGGTGTCTCAGTCCCGCGCGATGACGATTTCTGGACGAAACCCGATGAGGTGTTCACCGACGCCGAAGCCGCTTGCGAACGCGTGGTTCAACTGATTCAGTCTGGGGAGCGAACCGAAAGGACCGAGCGTTGAGCAAACTTGAAGACCTGGCCGCCCACATGGATTCTGTTGGGTGGCCGAATGCGGCGGCGGAAATCAGGGAGGCGGACGAGCGAATCAAGCAACTTCAGTCCGAGGTCGAGCGACTGATGCTTGTGTGGTCGGATGAGCGACCGATTACGCCCGGCTTCTACTTGTGTCGGCATCGGAGCGACCCCGGCCGCCCCTGGCCCGTTATCGTCACACGGGATGACCTCGACGAATCCGTTCGATTCTTCGACGACAAGTTCCTCGCCGGCCCGATCCCAGCCCCGCTCGAACCGAAAGAGGTTGACCATGCTTGACCGCGACACGCTGATTGAGAACCTGGAGAACGTCGTGTCGATCCTAGATACAGTGGGAGCCATCTCGGCGACTCAGGACGTCCGCGACGCCATCGACTTGATCAAGGCGCAGAAGACCGAGGCCGAGCGGTCGGAGTTCACATGGTCGAGCGATCTCCCCAAGGTCCCCGGCAATTACCTCATGCGGACGATCGGCAGAAAAACCCCAGTGGTCTTTGGTGCTCTCTCCGAACAGGACATCAAGAACCCGTCGCCATGGAGCAGAAGTTACGAATTCGCCGGCCCGATCATCATCTCTGAACCAACCCCCGAAACTGGAGGACAATCATGTTCATGACCCAGACTTACCCCGCGTGCCCGTACTGCGGATGCACCGAATGCACTCCGGACATCGGCGACTACTTCTGCACGAGGTGCGGCGCGAACTTCGACATGTCGACGGCGTGCCGGATGAGTTCGCTTCAGCCCTATCACCGCGCGTATCGGATCGGCGACCACCACGCGCGGGAGAACTGGGACTACCTCTGGTGCGCCCCGGAGTTCACGAGGGAGGAGCTGCGGGGGTACGCCAGCGGATTCCTGTCGGCGGCGTATTCGTGCAACCGCGACGCCTTGTGGCTTCACGGAGAGCAGGCCAAGCGGGATGCGTCATGGAGGGACTGAGGATAGTCGTCAAGGCATTGAGGAAATCAAGTACCCTGAAACCGACTGGAGAGGATCGATGTCCAAGCGATGGATCGCGGCGGTTGCTGTGTTTCTAGTATCCGCGTCGTCGGCCGGTTGCGAGATCACCGCGTCGGCTTACATTCAGCATGATCTCAACTCCAATCCGCGCGTGTTCGACAAGCCGGACGGGTTGGTCAAAGCGGAAATCAAGGTTACGAGGTTGATCGGGAGGGATGCGAAGAGATGAGCACCGAACGCAGGATCAAGCGGACCATCGCCGGGCGGGAAGTCGAACTGAAGCACGGCAAGGTCTATTCGGCGAAATGGCCGATCAGGGACAGGGGCGACGTGTATTCTGTGATGATTACCGGAGACGTAAGAGACCACGGCAGCGTGTTGCGGGATATGATCATGCTTCACGACTTCACCTATTCCGCCGCACTGGCGTTCTGCGCCGAGTTCAACAATCAGGACTTCACGTTCACTGGGAGATACTGGGAATGAGCATCCCAACCGAGATCACCTGCTTTGAGTGCGGCGGGACCGCATACCTGGACAACGAGGGCGCGGACGTTGACGCCGATGAGTTCGAGTATACCTGTGACACGTGCGGCGACACGCAGACGTTGACGCTGGACGAGATCGACGAAGACCCGGACGAGACGGAGGACTGGTGATGAGTGGTCGGTTTTTCAGGGCAGAGGACACCCACATAGGTGAAACGCACGACGACTCGCGCCATCCGACGTACTACAGGAATTGCCGCAGGAGAAACAAAGAGCCTGTCGCTTGCGTGGAATGCGGAAGGATCATAGAAATTGGCGAGTGGCACAATTATGTTTACGGAAGATGGAGAGGAGAAATCAAAATCTTCCAAGTGTGCCGCCACTGCAATCAGAGCGCGGACATATTCCTGTCTTACTCCGCAAGAGGCTACGCGGCTCGAATTGAATTCGGAGGGCTCCTCAAACAAGGCATGAAGCATGCCAGGAAACTGAAGGTATTCAAGCTTTATCGACTTGCGCTCGGATGCAAAAGAAGATGGGCTGTGTCTCGCGGGCCGCGTAAGGGCCAGTTAATGCCTTTGCCGAGACAAAAGCAATCAAGGCGAAGAAAGATCGAGGGCAGCGTTTAATGAACGACGAATGCACCACATGGCGTCAGCTCCGCGACCGGATCGACGCGATGCCGGCGGAACGGCTGGACGATCCGATTCAGTTGATCCCCCATCCCCACGACGACGAGCCGATCGAGCTTCATCGAGTGATCGGTTTGAACACGATCGGCTACTACTCGACCTGCACCGATGGGTCGATGATCGAGAACTACACTCGCGGCGTGGTCGACAACGAACACCACGCCGATCATTTCGTCCTGTTGACCGACGTGAACCCGTTCGATGAGGACGGGAACCTCTATTACGAGGACACCGAGGAAGGCTTGATCGGGAACAAGACCGGGAAGAACTACGGGCCGGGATTCTTGAGCGAGGCGGAATGACCGAACCCGACCACCCCACGCTGAGCCCGAGCCTCATCAGCAAGCTGAAGGCGATGGACCTGGACTCGCTCGCCGAGATGCTCGGAGTCGGCAGGCCGGGCGACGGTTTGCTCGACCCCGATTTCAGGTTGATCTCGGTCGATGAAGCCAGGGTCATGCCGGACGTCATCGAGCCGCCTAGGGTCGAGCCGGTCTGGCCCGTCCCTCCCGTCGCGCAGCCGGAGGACGAAGTCTATGCGATCCTCGCCTACTCGCGCGAGCGGCACGAGCGGACGATCTACACGTTCTTCGCGACCGCCGATTTCGCCAACCTGGCCGTGCCGATCAGTCTCCTCGATTTCGGCTACCTGCCCGACCCCGTGCTCAAGCAATGGCACTGGTGGCGCGGGCCGGGCGCGGATGCGCTGGGCACTCCCGAAGCGGTCAAGAAACTGGCGCAGGCGATCGTCGACAAGGCGAAGGGGGTCAAGTACGACCCCGACAACCCCAAGGCCCTGGACGAGCGGTTTGAGATCAAGACCGCCAAGGCGACGCACACGTTCATGACGCGCAAGGGATGGCGCGGGTTATGGGCTCCCCTGGCCATGAAGCCGGAAGGGCATCCGGACGACCGATGCGCGACGTTCACGAAGATCTTCACCGAGGACCAGATCAAGGGCCGGCGGTCGATCATGCGGTACGCGCGGAGGATGGCGCGGGAGCACGACAAGATCCGCATCCGGCCGAAGCTGCCCGGCGGCGCGAGATACCCCTACAAGGCCCTCTACCTGTCCCAACTCCACCAGGACAAACTGGAGGCGATCCGGGCGTGGATGGCGGCCAGCAACCCCAACGGATGTTCGCGCAGCAAGGTGATCCGGAACCTGATCGACGACCAGCACGACCGGCTTCCGCCGGAGAGCGAGTGGGTTTTCCGGGCGTACCCGTGGAGGATCGAAGACATCACCCCTAAGCCGGATCGATCGAGCATGAGACTCCTCAAGCGACACGAACGCGCGGTCAGCAGGACCGACGGCAAGCCGATCAGCGAGCGTCAGCAGCAGGTCTTGACCGTCGCCTCGCAGATCGCCGGGCCGAGCGGTCCCGTCTCGCCGATGGACATCGCCAAGAGGATCGGGGTGACGCCGAACAACGTGACGCTGGTGATCCGCCAGTTGAAGAAGGATGGCCTGTGGAGTCACCCCGCCCTGGCTGCGGGCCGGCGGAGGAAGGGGCAGGACGCCCCCGTGGTCAAGAACCCGACCTACGAGGACGAGCGGACGGCCGCGCGGGAGATCATGGACAGGCTGTCGAGGCTGGCCGATCCGGAGTCGCGGCTGCGGGTGCTGGAGATGATCGAGATCGATCCGGAGGAAAAGCGAGACGACGAGCAAGGAGGTAGGCCGTGGATCTTTCAGACGCGCGGGCCGGATTGAACGGGCCTGGAGTTGATTCAGGGGAATACCAGTGAAACAGCAAAACCCCGGTCGAGCCGGGGTTTTTTGTTGCGCGGGCGTGGACACGCTCGGCTCGATGGGTAACATAAAGGACTCGCAACCCTCATGCCGCCCAAAACGGAGTCGATCCGTGGCCAATAAAACCCCATCGGTCAATCTGATCAGTCCATCGAACTCATGGGGTTGCAAGGTCAAACTTCCGGACAAGTCGCGGTTCGCGGTCTCCCTTCGCGTTCCGGGTCCTGGAAACGTCCGAGAGGCCGAGGCGAGGGCGGCTCAACTCCAATCCGAGGTCGATGCCGGAAAACTTGACCAGTGCTTGCGCTGGTTGGGAGAGAGAGTCGCCGAAACCCTCAAGTTCAAGCTGGGGCTGAAGACCGTCGAGGAAGGCACCGCGCCGCCCCTTGGCGATCCCAAGACCTGGTGGGACGCCAGGGCGGCGTGGCTGGCGACCTACCCTGACCGCAAGGTCGAGCCCGGCAAGGTGAGCGACCTGGACTTCACCAAGCGAGGTTACGCATCGCGGACGAAGTTGTTCTGCAAGTGGGCCGACGAAGCCGGGGTTTCCTTGAAGGGCAAATCGGCGACGACGGTCACGCTGATGTTCCTGCGGGCGCGCCGGGCGGGCGGCAACGCGGCCAGCGAGAAGGGCGTCTCGCTCGGGTCGCTCGACCACGATATCCGCGTCTTGTTCACGTGGTTCGGCTGGCTGAAGCGCAAGGGGATTCGCGACCAGATGGACAAGGACGCCGTCTACGACGATCCGATCTTCGCCTCAGAGGATGAGCCGGGCCAGAACTTCATCCCCGATTGGCGTCTGGATCTGGCGACGCTCAAGAAAATGCATTCGACGCGGTTCGACAGCCCGGCGGCCACGGCCGCATGGCGACTATACGTGCTCGTCCGTGGAATCGGTTGCCGCCCAAAGGAAGCCTATACGCTCTCCTGGGATACCTGCCATTTGGACGAGGGGGTCATCGTCTTCAAGTCCACGAAGGAGCAGAAGATCAAATCCAGCCGCCAGGGCAGGGGGGCGAGGTCCAGGCGGGCGGCCAAGGATCGCCACTCGCCGATCGTCCACCAGTGGGTCCTGGACGCGCTGGTTGAACTGAAATCGCTGGGGGCTCGCAAGGGATCAGCGGTCGCGACTCGGCCGGACGGAAAGCACCATCAGGGGCCGGGTCAGGTTTCTAATTGCTTCGGAAGGCACCTGAAGGCGATCGGGCTTCGGAGGGAAGGCTACGACCTGAAGGCGTGCCAGCGGGCGGCCCTGGTCCATCTTGAGCAGGTCTTGCCCCCCTGGGTGGTCGCCCGGATCGCGGGGCACTCGCTCGACGTCCACATGGCGCGGTATTCGACGAACGCCAGCCACCTGCCGACGACCAAGGCCCGGGACTACGGCGCATTCGACGTGCTTAGTTTCGCTGGAAAGGAAGTCGCCGCCAAGCATCAGAGATCGAGCATGCTGAAGGACCTGATGGACAAGGACGATCTCTGAGAATGTTACCCAAGGTGTTACCCAAACAGGGTTGATTCGCTGCCCCAATTCGAACAAGCCAGCACCGCCTTGCACAAGACTTAAGTTGCTTGCCATGAAAGAAGTTGCATCGCAAATCGAAGCCTTGTAAGAATTACAAGAAAACGATGGACGAGGTTTGCAAAACCGATGCCGTGGGCATGTCGGGGTTCCGATTTGCGTTGCTCTACAAGGGTTTACGGCGGCGTCTCTCGGCGAGTTACCCAAAATGTTACCCATTGCCATTGGTGGTTCGTTCGGCTGCGGCTCAAGTGCGATCGGAGTTTATGACGATCACGGTGTTACCTGATGGCCCGGGTAACAAAAAACGGCCTTGCCCCGAGAAGGACAAAGCCGTTAAGATAGACTTCTCGATCAGGTGGCCGCGTAGCCAAGTGGTTAGGCAAACGATTGCAAATCGTTTTTACGTCGGTTCGATTCCGACCGCGGCCTTTCAAGCCTTTCTCTCGTACGTCATCACCGTCGCGGCGGAAAACCGCACGCTTCCGCGTATCCGGCTGGGCTTCAGGCGGCCGTCCTTGACGATGCGTTGGATCGTCCAGCGAGAAACGCCCCATCGCTCCTCTAGGTCACGAGTCGAATAGAACTTCTTGTCGTCAACGACCGACGAATCCAATGCGGGGGGCTTTGATCCCAAGGCTGCACTCCTGTTAGAAGCTGTTCTGGAACACACTCTGAACGCTTTCGCTTGCCGACGACCGAACGGGCCACGCTCGGCAAAACATCAATGGCGGCGTCTTGCTTGATAGCAAGACTCAATTTCCATCCGATCGCCCCCATTGAAACCCCCAGTGCCACAAGGCCGGCACGAATCCCGGGCTTCCCATCCAACGAAAGTTGTGGTCGAAGCAGTCGACGGCCTCTTCGACGATCGCGCGATCCGATTCGTCGCCGTAGTGGAAGACCAGGCGGACGTTCGCCATCGACGCCGCGATGACCTGGATCAGCGTCATCAAGGTCTTGTTCCCGCCGAACGCGCCACATCCCCAGAATCCTGTGTGGACGACGACCTGATTGGAGTCGGACTGGAACCGGGCCGCCGCGAACCCGGTGTACGCCGTCTTGAGGAGATAGCCGATCTCGTCCTCGGTGTAGCGGCCGTATCCGCCGGGGATCGACGACATCGCGATGACGTTCGTCATGGCCGGTGGATCGATCGACGTGACGGCCGATCGCACGGCGTCGGGCGACGCCATCGCGAACCGGAAACCGTAGAGGCCGTTGGGCCGATCATCACAGGGCGACGTGTCGATCGAGCATCGTCGCGGCACGTCGCGAATCGTGGCCGGGGTCGGTCGATCGTCCTCGCACGTCAGGGTGGGGCATCCGATGGCGAGAAGATGCTCGCGGAGATTGGCGAGCACCGGGTGTTCGGCGACCATCATCTCGTCCTGCGCCAGCAATGGGCCACCATAGTAGGCGAACAGCGATGGGTCGGCGAAGTTGACATGCCAGTCCTCCCATCCGTTATTGGGTCGAAACGGCTTGTAGTCGTAGAATCCCGCAACCGGCTCGACCCAATCCTCGGCTGGGAACATCTCGTCCGTGCCGGGCAAGTCGCAGTTATCCACACCGCGCCACCGCATGTAGGCCGAAGGCTGATGCGACAACTTGGCCCGCTCGTGATACGCGACCTTGTAGACGAGCCGCTTGTTGCGGTTCTCGATCGAGACGGGATTCGCCGGGACGATCGACGACTCATGAAAATTCACGCATTGCAGGATGTTCTGGTTGTTGATCATGACGCCTCCCCGAGAACGTCGAACAGGGGCATGCCGGCTTCCTTGATGCGTTTCTGCGCGATGGCGAAATAGTCGTGGTCGATTTCGCAGCCGATGAAGCTGATGCCGGCGCGGACGCATGCGACTCCGGTGGAACCAGAGCCCATATAGGGGTCGAGGACGGTTTGGCCTTCCAGGCAACTCGCCCCGCAGATCACATTAAGTAGCCCTATCGGTTTTTGATAAGGGTGCTTTAGTTGCGACGCCGGAACCCGGTTGATGCGAACCACGTCTTGCGGACGACGCCCTTGAAGGAGATGTCTCCCTTTGGCAGCGAACAATATCAACTCATGCTGGGGAGCCCAGCACGTTTCAAGATCGCCAAGACCGTGAATCCCTTTATCCCAGACGATGCAAGATCGAACACGAAGGCCGGCTTCCTGGATCTCATTACGCCATTGCTCAAGACGATCCCAGCATGTAAAAACGTAAGCCGCGCCGCCTTCCGTAAGCGCCCGCGATGCTTCTGAAATCCAGCGTGGATCGACGTCGTCGTTGCCTTGAATCTCTTTGAATCGCTCGTCGGCCTTCCGCCAGGCGGAAGGCCGTCTTGCGCCATATGGCGGGTCGGCGATGACGGCGTCAACAGACCCCGAGTCCAGAGTCTTCAAGAAATCCAGGCAGTCCCCCTGGTAGAGTTGCACGCTCGACTTTCCGATCTTCATATCGACGACCACGTTTTCATCCTTGGTGCTGAATTGATTCCTTGATCGAACAACGGCATTGCTTGGATCGCGGTTGGTTCTCTAATTGACGGCGCATGCGGGCGAGAAATCCGCCGATCCGCCATCGCCGCATATTCCGGGTTGATCTCGACGCCGATGAACCGTCTCCCCGACGCGACCGCGACCAGTCCCGCCGTCCCAGCCCCAGAGAAGGGGTCAAGTACGACGCATGGCGAGGTATCTTCGATCCCGCACTTGCAAGACGGCTTCCAGCCCATGTCTTTCGTGACGGTCACATGACGCAGCGGGTCGCGGTTACCCACTACGATGGACTCCAGACCGATCACCTTCGACTCTCTTGCCGGCCGAGTCGGGACGCGGGACCGTTCGAGGACGCGAACCCACTGCGATCCACACTCGGGGCAACAGCCCTTGGCCGACGTTCCGGCGAGGATGCACCGCGAGGCCAGTTTCTCGGGAAATACAGCAAAATGAGCCCCCTTGAAACTTTGCGTGGATATCTTCCAGACGGATCGCAGGTTTCGTGATTCGGATTCCACTCGCGGCTTGTCGCTGCTTCGGCCTTCCTGATAAGCGGCTGTTTTTCCTCGATTGAATAAACTGCCTGAAGCTCCCTTGATGACCGGGACTTTAACGCCTTTAGGGTCGTAGAAATATTTCCGTGATTTTGTGAGTAGGAACACATACTCATGCGACTTCGACGGCCTGTCCTTGACCGACTCTGGCATGGAGTTTGTTTTAGCCCAAATTATGTCTGACCGCAGATACCATCCCACGGACTGAAGCGCCAAGGCGGTTCGCCAAGGTATTCCAACCAGGTCTTTCGGCTTAAGTTCCGGGTTCGCTCGTTTCAGGTTTTGTTGACGGGATCTTCTTTTGTCTCCGTTCATGTCCGACTTCCACTGATCTCCGTTGATCGAATGATTGGAATACCCGCCTCCAAAAAACGAATCCCCGAGGTTGAGCCATAGCGTCCCGTCGTCACGCAGGACGCGATGAACTTCCGAGAAAACATCGACCATGTTGGCTACGTATTCGTCCGGCGTTGGCTCCATTCCAAGTTGGCCTTCAACCCCATAATCGCGCAAATTCCAGTAGGGTGGCGAAGTGACGCAGCAATGAACCGACTTGTCGGCTACGAGAAGGCGTCTCGCGTCGCCAACCAAAATCACATGATCCGCCTGCCTGAGAAGGTAGCTCATCGATCCAGTTTTCCTTCATGCCTCAGTCGTCCAGTTCGTCCTCGACGTCGTCCAACTGGCCGTTGATCTCGATGCTGAGTTTGGCCAACACGGCGGCCCTGTCTTCCAGGTCCATTCCGCGCGTCTCGGATGCGATGGACTTGACGACCGCCTCGTAAGCTTCGTTCACCAGATCGATCTTCACCGCCGTCTCCTTTGCAAGCGACTCCGCGTACAACCGCAGCCCGTTCAAGATTCGCCGCCCAAGTTTGCTCATCCGATCACCGCCATGACGTCGTCTTCCTTCACCAGCAAGACCTTGTTCTCGCCGAGCTTGAATTCCTCGCCCGCGTAAGCCTTGAACAAGACGACGTCCCCGGCCTTGACCTGGAGCGGCGATCGGCTCCCGTCGCCGTTCACGCGACCGTCGCCGACGGCGAGCACCTTGCCCCTTTGCGGACGGTCCTTCGCCACGTCCGGCAGCGCGATGCCGCCGGGGGTGAATTCCTTCGCCGCTTCCCGCTCGATGGCGACGTGATCGCCGAGAGGCTTCATGATCATGAAACTGGACGTCCTTTAAAGAGTGCCTTCCGAGTACATCGTCTCTGTCAAAAGACCTCGCCCGCCGCTTTGATTTCCAGCCGTGACGACGGGCGAGGCAGGACATTGACTCAGGATTGCGCCGTCGCCGCCTTGCGATCATCTTCGTCGAACGACACTTCCGCCGCGTTCATCGAGTAGGCCATCGACTTGCCGGCGAGGTTCGACATCGCCGATCGGTAGTTTCCGGCCGACATCCTCATCACCTTGTCGCCGCCGACGCCCATGCTCGACGCATCGCTGCTGGCGTCGAAATCGGCCCCGAGGAAGACGACCTCCCAGCCCTTGGACTTGCAACGGTCGGTGGCCGCCTTGGCGGCCTGCTTGTTGGTCTCGCGACTCATGTTCTCGCCCCCGTCCGTCATGATGACGACGATGGTCTTATCTCGGGCGGCGGACTCGGCCAGGGCGACGATGCGACCCACTGCGTCGAACAGGGGCGTGCCGCCCCGAGGCGTCGCGTCCGCATCCGTCACGTCCTTCCACTCGCCGACCGGGACGGCGTCGCGGATCACGTCGAACTCGATCCCATCGACGGAATCGAACGTCGCCAACGTGACCACGGCCGATCCCTTGGCCAGTCCGGCGACATAGGCGTTGATCGATCCCAACGCCTCACTCCACCGCGTCGACATCGACCCGCTGCGATCTAGGAGGATGTACGCGTTCAGGGCCGGCGGGATTTCCTTGATGCCATCCATCGCGATCGATTCCTCTAGGTTTTTGACCAGACCCTTTAGCCCGTCGATGATCTTGCTTCCCAGTTCGCTCACGTTGCAATCTCCAAATAGGTAAGTTCGTCGAACAGCCCCGCGATCGGCGGCGTCAGGAACCGATCGAAGTCGGCGTCCCAGGGGTTGTCGAACGTCAGGCATCCGATCGTCGGGTAGACGCCGCAGCCGACGATGCACAGAAAAGAGTGGTTCATGTGGTGCTCGCGGTGTAGGTGAGGGCGTTGTAGGTCTCTGCGTTTACGCACAAGAATCGATTGGTTTTGAAATAAAACGGGACCGGAGAAAAGTCTCCCGCATTGTCATGGCCCGGCACGCACAACCTTGGACCGCCGCACATGAATCGTTCTTCCGCCTCACTCTCCATTCCTCGCAAGACGCCAGGAAACAGGCATTCCAGCATCGCCCTCATTGGATTCTCTACTAAGGCTTTCCAGCTCATCTCAGCCTCCAGTAATCAGAGATTCATTCCTCCACCAGCCCTTCGCCCAAAGGCATTCTTCTCGCAACAGGAACACCGAACACCAGAGGCCATTCAAACGTCGCGGAAACCGCATCGGCGGGCCAAGGATTCGCAGGAGCGTAGTTGTTCGGGCCGATTTTCTTTATGGGATGCCGATGCCGAGATCCGTCGAGAAGAGTCACCCAGCAAATCGGCAACTCGCCATCCATATGATCTGCCCTCATTCCTCCACCAGCCCTTCATTCTTGCAGGCCAGCCACGCCGCCTCGCCTTCGGATCTTGCTTTCAGGCTTAACGGAGTGTCCTCGTGGTCGTCGCATAACTCTCTCGGGTCGACCCCGTTCCACCCCGAGACGAAGCCGTGCCAATATTTCTCGGTCAACGCAAGGACGGACGGAACGACATCCGCAATCCAGCGATCATTCTTCAAAACATGATCCTCGCCTCGCAGGGGAACCGCCAGCGCGGTCAGTGCACAGCACGCGTCCAGTTTGTCGTTAATGAATCGATGGCGGATCGGCTTCATTCCGATCTCCCGGAATGCGCTCACGACGCTTTCGGGTTCGATGACCATCATTCCTCTACCATCCCTTCATTGACGCAAGATTCCCACCCAGTCTTCCCGTCCGAATACCCCTGGATCGACTCGCGATCGTCCGGGATCTCGGTTTGCGGGTGGCCGTCCCATCCGGTCACGAACCCCGCGAAATACGACTCGCTCAGACCCATGTTCTCCCTGGCTAGGACCCCGACGTTGTCGCGGTCCAACTGAAACCCCTTGGGCCTCAAGACGTGGACCGCCATCGCCGTCATCGCGCAGCAACCGTCGCCGCTCTTGTTCACGAAGTCGCCGCGAATCGGCTTCTTCCTGATCTTGCGGAAGGCGGCGATGAGGGCGTCGGGGTCGATGCGGGTCATCAGTCCAGCGTCCTCGGATAGAGCCGCTTCGCCTCCGCGACTTCCAATCGGTCCACGGGGCATTCGACCGGGGCCTCGATTCCGAGCCGAACCTTGTCGCCCTTCACTTCGATCACCGTCACGGTGATGTTTCCGCCGATGACGATCTTTTCGTTCGCCCTGCGCGACAGAACTAGCATGATTGTCCTCCGTGACTCGAATTCCTTTAACACGAGCGATGATAGCAAGAAACATGATTTTAGTCAAGATCGAAGTGAGGCATTTTTCGCCGCGTCGATCTCGGCGCCCATCAACCGGCCGATCTCCTCCCAGACGTTCGCCAGTTCGCGAAGGTCGATGGCCTTCCGCCTCTGGCGGTCCGCGTCGTGGACTTCGGCCGCCTTGCCGAGAGCCGGGGCGTATACGTCGGCCATCGCCTTGAGCGTCATGTCCGCCTTCTTCTTCTCCACGATCTCCAGGTCGCTCATTCGCAATCCTCTTTCGGTTTCGTCGCTCGGAACAGGTAATGGTCGCACTTCGTTCCGGGCAGCACTTCGATCGCCCGAAACCCGCACTTTTTCAGGAACAGGTGCGCATCCAGATTGACATCACTGACGACCGCCTCGACGAACTTCCGGGTTTCGTTGAGGCATTTGCGACGGATGCAGTCGATCAGCATCCGGCCGACGCCGATCCGCCGGTAGCCCTTGTGGACGACGACATCCGTCAGCGTCGCCGCCACGCCGCCCTTGCGGACGATCGCGAAGGCGACGAGTTCCCGGTCGGGGCCGACGATCCCGTAGGCGTGCATAAACTCCTTGCTCAACTCCCTCTTGTAGTCGGAGGCCGACAGCGGGTTAACCGACGACGCCTGATCCAGATCCGCCATGCCCAGCAGGTGGGTCCTGTCCATCACGTTGAGCGGGACGCACGTCATCCCGAACAACTTGCTTTTGGTGCCGGCAGTCTTCATTGTCCAGCCCTCCACAAAATCAGCCCGATCGCATCGCTGGCGTCAAGCCCCGGATCGAATCTGGGGTCTTCCGCCACCCTCGCCGCATAATCCGGAACGACCTGTTTGACGTATTCAGCCCTCGCTTCCTTTTTCTGATTCTTCCCGTTCCTCCTGGTCCACTCGCGTTCCGTAACCGTCTCCACCTTGTGCGTCATCGCCAGATAGGCGCGGACGGCCCCCTGAGCCTGGCCCAGAACAGCCAAGCCCTGAACCCGTTTTCCCGTGTGGCAGTGGGATTGGAATTCCATCACCACCGCAGCCACGTCATGCTTTTGGACAAGAGATGCAATTCTCATGCTCATCCAGTCGGTACGCCTCGTCGAGTCCCACGAGGCGGTTGGTTTAATTACACCGAAATCCAGGATCGTCGGCGACGCGTCCGATTCGATCCGCCCCACCGCCCAGCCTGTCGCCGTGGAGCTGACGTCGAGCGAAAGCAACACGGCGCCGCAGGGCAGGGGGGATGGGGGGCGAGGGGGCTTGGGTTTGGGTTTCATCGTGGCTTTCATCGGAAAGGGACGATGTTCGGGTCGTCGTAATCGGGCTCGTCCGTATCCGGCGGGGGGATATAGGGGTCGTTGCGGAACTCGGCCGCGCGGACCTCGCCCGAGCGGGCGGCCGGCGTGAATTCGCCGAACGAGCGATTGAACACGAGTTCGATCGTGTCCGTCTCGCCATCGCGGTTCTTGTCGACGATCAGGTCGACCGGCCCGACGTTGACGCCCTTCGGCGTCTTGTTGTGCAGCAGCAGGACGACGTCCGCGTCTTGCTCGATGGAGCCGCCGGACCTCAAATCCGACATTCGCGGCGGGCGGTCTTCCTTGTCGGCCTCTCTGTTCAACTGGGCGAGCGCGATCACGGGGATGCTCAGTTCCTTCGCGAGATCCTTGAGTCCGCCCGATATCTTCTCGATCACGTCGACCTTGTTTCCGCCTCGTTCGAACGGCTCATGGATCTTCTGGAGGTAGTCGACGATCAGAATCCCGAGGTGGTCCTTATGCTTCCATCGCCTTGCGTTCGCCGAAATCTGCATGAGCGACTGGCCGGGGGTTTCGTCGATCTGCAATCGCGAGATCGCCACGGCGCCGGCCGCGTTCGTGATCCGATCTTCCTCCGATTCCGTCAGCAACTTGGCGGTCTTCATGAGGCTGGAATTGAGCCCGGCGGCGGAAGAGATCATCCGCCGCGCGAATTCCACGTCGGTCATCTCCAGGCTGATGAGGAGCGTGCTCGTGTTCTGCCCGGTCGGGTTCGACACGAACCGGGCGATCTGGGCCGCGAGGGCGCTCTTGCCGGCCCCGGGCCGCCCCGCGAGGACGATCAGTTGGCCCGGACGCATGCCGAGGAGGATCTTGTCGAGCGGGGCGATCCCGGTGACGATCCAGTCCACCTCCCCGCCGGACTTCACCTTGTCCATCGCCCTGATCGCATCGTCGACCGCCATCGCGATGCTCCTGGTCCCGTTGGACACGTTCTTGTCGCGGATCGCGAACACCTTGCGTTCGGCCTCTTCGATCAACGTCTGTGCGGTGAAGGCGTTCGAGTAGGCGTCCCTGATGGTTTCGCTCGCCGCCTCGATCAGCTTCCTGACGACGGACTTCTGGGCGATAACGTCGGCGTGGAAGGCTACGTTCGCGTCGTGGGGGGCCGCGTTTCCGATCTCGTACAGGAAGTCGTTCCCGCCGAGTCTCTCGAACTCGCCGATGAGTTCAAGACGCTCGCCGAGCGTCACCGCGTCGGCCGCCTTTCCGTGGGCGCGAAGCCACACGATCTGCTCGAACGCCACCTGGTGCGCCGGCCTGTAAAAGTCGTCGGGGGCGAGGATTTGCATCGCCTCGTCGATGGCGTTGGCGCTCAAGAGCATCGCACTCAGGACGTGTCGCTCGGCTTCCAGGTTTTGCGGAGGAAGGCGGAGTTCGTCCACCGGCGACGACTTGAATCGGAGTGAGCCCTGGTCCGCCCGCGACGACCCGCTTCGATACCGATCGGAAGACATTCAACATCACCTGTCATTGGCCCCGGTTTCGATTCCTGATTCGCTGCGTCACGGGATGGTTGGCCATGTCTTCGATCGGGGCCGGCTTGCTCCGCTTCTGGAACGCGACGATGTCGGGGTCGTCCGCGTCGGGCATCCCTCGCACGTTGCCCTGCTTCTTCATGTCCAGGCGACGTTGGTTTTCTTCGGCCTCTTTCCTGGCGATCTCGGCCGGCGTCCCTTCGATCTCGTATCGATCGGCGATCTTCTTGACGTAGCGGATGTATTTGAAGTTGTCGTCCTTCATGATGCGGACTTGCTCGAACGCCGCGCTCCATCGTTCCAGCGTATGCACCTTGTTGTACTTCATGAACCCTTTGCAGAGTTCGGCGCTCTTGAAGCATCGCCAGATTCGCGACCACATGACGCGAAGGTCCGCTTCGCTGTGGTCGTGCTTACCCCAGAATGGAGGCTCGAACATCTCCGCTTCCGTCGTGAAACGCGGCTCGTCGGGAGCCGGTTCCACCGGCCTCATCGGGATGACGTCGGGATTTTCAGGCTTGCGGACGGCGGACATCGAAGGGACTCCCCGGCCTCGCATCGCGCGAGGTTCGTTGTGGAATCGAGATGGACCGGATGGGAGGGGGGATTGCGGGCGGGGCGTCGTCGCCCGGGGCGGTCGTTTCAATCGGACGTTTCGTCGAACCCGAGCGTCTTGCCGTTCTTCATTCGGTAGACCTCAAGTTCATTACAGCGATCACGGTATCGGACCATGATCAATCCGTCGCTGTCGTCGAATTCGCTGTCCCGTTTGCCCGACTCGTAGGATCGGACCTGCACCGTATTCTCGTCCGGGAACGTGAACCAGTTTTTCAGCATGATCTCGAAATCGTATTCAAACTGAGCGTGGTCGAAATAGTCTCCAGCCTCGTCGGCCGCATCGTAGTAATCGACGAACAGGCCGTCGACGCATGCGTAGTGCTCGCTCCAGCCGTCGATGCAACTCGCTTCGGCGTCGCGGACGGGGAACCCGTTGAACCCGTTCTTTTTGAGTTCCGCGATCAACTCATGTGCCCGCTTGCCGATGTCGTTCATTGAATTTCCTCGCAGGAGCCGTTGTGTGCGGGGCAGGCATTGTCCGACAAAAACCTGATTCCGTTCCATTCAGCCCAGTCCCAGCCCGACGAGTATTCCTCTTCGACGCGGACGACTTCCAGCCACCGGACCTCAAGGCCGATTCGATGCGGAAGCCAAGCGAAAAACACGCGTACCCGCCTCGCTCCATTCAAGGCCGTCGGCTTTTTCATCCATCTCATGTCCGATTTTCCCCAATCGCCTTGTACTCGCACGCGAGCCGATCCCAGAGCTTGCGTCGCATGCATTCCTCTCGCTTCTGCTTGTCCATCCGGTTCCAGATCCCCGCGTGGATCTCGAATTGATAGATGTATTTGTCGCGACCGCCAACCCCATCAGGAGTTGTTATGACTTCAACCGTGATCTTCTCGCTCATCGGGCGGCCTCTCGCTCTCGCTGAATGTGGCCGCAGCGACATCCGACGCGCATCAAGGCCATCGTGTCGCAGGAGCATTTGGATTCGGGAACGACGGCTTGCGAGGGCTCGACGAGATCGAGGTATTCAGCGCGGCAACGAAACACTCCGCTTGGAAGCCGATCACTCTTCAGGCGAACCACCAGAGGCGATTCGCAAACATGAGGATCAGCGACATCGAATCGCTGGCCGTCATCCACGAGCAGCCACGATGTCGAGTCGACTTCATCGCTCGCGTGTAATGTCCTGCTCATACCATCGCTGGGATGAATGACCACCTTATCCCCCGGCTTGATCTTCGTAATGTCAACCATCGCTCTCTCCTTTCAACCGTCCAATCGAGACGTGTTTCCATTTGCGTCTCTCGACTATGCTGTCAACGATATTCCACGTTGTTCCGATTTTTTTAGCCAAGCAACCCTTAGTGATATTTCCTTTTGACCAAAGTTCTAGAATTTCGATGACCTGGAACTCTTTGAGTGTTGCACTTGGATTTAATTCTCCAATGGGCCTGTACTTAGGCCATCTCCCTTTATTTATGCAGTCCTGGACGTTTTCTTGGTCAGTGCCGAGGAATAAATGGGATGGATTAACACACGGCGGGTTATCGCATCGATGACACACAAGCATTCCATCTGGGATTGGTCCGACGTAAAACTCGTAAGCGAGCCTATGCGCCCCAATGTGTTTCCCGCAACGAAGTCCTGTATTAACCCAAAGCTTTCCGTACCCCTGAGAACTTTTTCCCGCCGCCCATTCCCAACAGTCTCCATTGGGGCCGAGCCCAGGCGACCTGTCGACCTTTTTCTCGAACCTTTCTTTGATCGCCGTGGGCTCTGAAACCGCCAATATTGGCACCTCCGAAAACTGTCATTCGGTGTTTTATCTAGACTTGGTGGATCAGCCCCGCATGCCCGGTTCGTCGGGGAGTTCTTCCGGGATCAGGGATTTGGTTTGGGCCTTCGACGCCGTCTTGGCCTTCACGTCGGCCAGCGTCGCGGTCAGGTTCTTGGCCTTCTCGCTGACGGTCTGGATCGGGAAGATGTCCGTGATCTGGACCTCGTTGTTTTCGAGGGCCGTGTTCCATCCGATCATCACGATGATGTGCTCCCCCGTGATCTCCTCGCGGCCGTTGACGCCGAGGGCCTCATAGACGCTTTCGGCCGCAACCGCCTTGCTTTTCCAGAACGCGAGCCATTCCGACCGCTCCTCCTCGATCGGCTTGAGGCTGCCCTTGATGACGCTCCGGACTTCCTGATACGCGGATTCCCAGAAAGCCCGAGGGACCACCTTGAACACCGCGTTCCGCAGCGCCTTGGACGTCGTCGCGTTGGCGGTCGTGATCACCATGTCGGGCGAATACTTGGCCCCGTTCTTCTTGCGGATGCCGGCCCGCAGTTCGACCGACGCCGAGTAGTTCCGCTCCAGGTCGATGCACTCGCCCATCACCGTGATGTGGTGGTCGGTCTCCTCGATCACGCGGCCCTTGACCGAAATGTTCCCCCAGCACGACGCGAGGATCTCCGCGAACCGGGCCGACGGCCCCTCGATCGTCTTGCCGTCGCGGGGCAGGGCGTAGACGCACGATTTCGCGATGTCGACGGTCAGGCCCGCCATCGTCTTGACCTGATCGACGGACCTCCTGAGATTGCGGGGGAACGCCCTCGCCGTCGCGATCTGGCCGTCGATCGTCGCCTTGACCAGCGCGTAACTCGCGCTCTGTGTATGCATCTCGATCGACGACTCGGATTCCATGATCTCGCCGCGATTTTCATATGGCGTAATGGACATAAGTGATCACCTCTTGGGATTGCGAAAGGACAGGTTGATGCGCGTGTGAGGCTTGATGACCTGAGTCCGCCCCGGGACCTCCGAGACGCTGCACTTGACGATCCGGCCGCTGGGAAGCAAGCCGCTCGAAACGCCGCCCAACGCGTCGATGATCTTCGCCTTGGACTGGCCCTTCATCTCTTCCAGCAGGCCGATCTGCCGCCGGATTTCGTCGTATTCGTCCACGACGGCGTCGATTTCGGCCGGGAGTTCGATCCGGCCTTCCTGGACGCCGAGATGCTTGACGAGAGCCTCGCTGTCCCGCACGTCGAGGGCGGGCGGGGGCGTCTTGCTCTGGACCGACTCCCAGAACTCGGCCTCGACTTCGTTGAGCGAGTCGATCAGTTGATCGTTGCGTTCGACGGGATAGATCCTGATGTCTTCGAGCGTGCCGACGAACACGGCGAAGATCACGACGTTGCGCCGGGACACCGCAAGTTGATGTTGCCCTTGCAGCAACCATTCTTGCGGCAGCGAGTCGGCGTCGCCGTCTTCTCCCAGCGTCGCGGCTTTCGCGGGGTTGACCGACTTGAACTCGGCGATCGTCTCGTCGTCGATCACGCGGTCGAGCGTCGCGAGTTGCCACGGCCGTTCGTCGCTCTGCAAACAGACCTGTTCGCCCGAGTACGTGCAGCCGATCCGCTCTTGCAGGGCCAAGGCGATGGCCGGTTCGAGCCGATGGCCCCACCTCATCGCGTGCGACATGTTGGTATCGGGCTCGACCTGGCGGGTTTTCTCAAGCCAAAGTTCGGCCCTGGATTTGTAAGGGGACAGCCCGGCGACCACCGGGGCGTCGGACGCGCCGATCCCGGTCCTTCGCCAGTCGAGCCAGGTTTTCTGCGAGGACTCCGCCAGCGATGTCGTCACGCCGTCCTCCTCTTCGGCCTGGAAAGCCGATTGATGTAGGCGGCCAGCCTCCGGCATCGATTCGTGTTGATCGTGAGCCTCGCCACGTATTCCTCGAACCGAGGGCTTTTGCAATTCTCAACGGCTTCGTCCATGAATTTCTTCCCTCGACAATCCAGCCTGTTGATGATGTCTTCGATCCTCGCGACCCTCTGGACGGCTTCCATGTTGATGACACCCCCTTCGTTCAGCGTCCCCAGTAGCTTCCCATCCCGGATTCGTAGCACTTTCGATCCCGCACCGCCCGTCGCCATTCTTGACTGATCTCCAGATATTCGTCGTACATTTCGTCCGGAACCTCGTATGAGCAGCCTTCCACGTCGCCGAGCCGCCGTACGTCCCGCTCCCCGTCTTCGTCGAGGAACCGCAGCCACACGTCGCCGTCCGAATCCAACGCCAGGTTCTCAGTCTCGAAAAACATGCCCGCGTCCCTCCGGTCCTCTCGGCTTCGTTTCATCTCACGGGTCCAAGCATACCAGAAAGGAGGGGTGAAATACAAGATGTAAATCATGATTTTCTGGCATGGCCGCGCGGATTTTTGGGGACATCTTGCCTTGGAGGGGCGGCGAGGGTTAGTCTTGAATGCAAGAAGGGAGGCCCGATTGTTGTATTTTTTGCGTTCAGCCCGAACCAGCCTTATTAAAATCGGGAGGACCAGCTACTTCCGATCCCGCTATGCCGCCTTGTGCCACGAGCATGACGAAAGCCTGGAAATCCTCGGCGTCGTCTCGGAAGAACGGTTCGAGGAAAAGCAACTGCATAAGCACTTCGCCAAATTCCGGGTGGTCAAGGAGTGGTTCGCCGACGACGCGGCGTTGCGCCGGTTCATCGCCGATCACGCGACGATGGAGTTCGAGGCGGCCGACTCGCCGCGCAACGAGGTGCTCGTGCCGATCGACCGCCTGATCGCCCACAGGGCGAAAAAAAACGCCGCTCGCCGGGGCGTCCGGCTGAGCGGCTATCTCGACGACCTCCTGCGGCGGGCCGTCGACGACGATTTCCGGGGCGACTAGGCGACGTCGACGGTCTTCCGCCACGGCCGACGCTCGACCTTCGGCTTGCCCGAGAGCCATGGCTTGTCGTGCCCGACGTGGTAGTACGTGCATCGCCGGCATTTGTAGACGCAGAGGGTCTTGTGGGCCTCCTGATCGACCTTGGGTGGGTTGAGCAACTGGTTCCTCATCCGGCATCGCGGACCCCGGCGCTTCAGCCGCTCCACCGCCGATTGGGCCGACGCCGCGTCGAGATACTTGATCTTGCCCGTGCACTGCATGGATCGCCCCCGATTACGAAACGAGTTCCAGTCTTTCCTTCTTGACCTTCCGCTTCGGCGTGCTCGGCTTCTTGGCGGCCCGCTTCATCTTGCCGCCCGCCGCCCTGTTCACCAGGACCGGCTGCCCGTACCCATCGACGGCCCACCCCGACCCCATGTTCTTCATCGCCGTCCGATACTCGCGGACCCACCGCCGGGACCGATCCGCCTTCTCCGCCTCGATCCGCGCCGCCTCGGCCCGCTCGACCCTCAGTCGGGCCGCCTCGTCAGTCGTCGTCATCAACTCCGCCCCATTTCCATGATTCCGAGTCATCGTATTTTTCATGATTTCGACCCTCTTTCATCATTCGGTCCAACGCGCCAACCATTTGATCCAGCCGGGCGATCGACCTGGACCCGGCCACCACGAAGACGAACCCCGTCACGCCGACGCCGAACAGCGTTCCAGCAAGGAAATCCATGACGAGCCCTCAGAAGATCAGGTACATCACGATCAGGATGAACGTCGTCGCGAGCGAACTGCCGACGCCCAGCGGGATTCCGGCGGCCGGGGACACGGCGTTGACCGCCGTGATCACCAGAGCCCCGGGAGCCGCCAGGACCAGGACGACCACCAGGGCGATGAACGCCGCCAGCATCGCCGTCAGGACCGCGTCGATCAGGGTTTTTCGGTCGATCATCAGGAAGCCTCCCCGACCGTGACCGTCCCGCATGCGTCCGGGGCTCCGTCGCCGGCCGGGATCTCGCTCGCGGGGATCAGCCGGAACCGCCCGACGACGCCCGCCGAGGTCATGACGTAGACGTGCCGCGTGCTCTCGTCGAGGATCGCCGCGTCGCTCATCGACCGCTTCGACAACGCGTCTCGGATCGTCCGATAGTGCTCGGCCATCTTCCGGTCGTTCTCGACGACCCGCGCCGCCAGCCGTTCCCCGGCGACCACGCAGTCCTCGTGGTCGCGGATCACGTCGGCCAGCGTCCTGTTTTCATGCCCCAAGGAAATCTCCTTCCTGCCCCTGTAACCTTTGCTTCGCAGTACGGAAAAGGCCGCCGCGCCATCCGTCTCGCGGCGAGCCAGATTTTTTTCAGGATGGCGATCCCTGATAATAAGGGATGCCGTCGTTCAGGCCGTCGCCCAGCGAATCGCCGATGAAGTCCAGGGTGCGGACCACCGCGTCCTGGATCTCGTCGGGAAGCACGGCCAGTTGGAATTCGCCCCGGCTCGGCTCGACTTCGACCGCCGCCTTGATCATGACGTCGTGGACGACGCCCGGGGTCTTGTACACGGAAGTCTGGAGCAGGACGTACTCGGGGATCTCGACTTCCGTCTTGACCGCCGACGTGATCTCCCGGCCCATGCTCTCGCGGACCCGCGTCTTCTCTACGGTCGTCGTCACGCCGTTGTCGAACCGGACGCGGCGGACGGGGTCGAGCAGCGTTTGAGCCTCAAGTGCTCCGTGCAGGTCGACCCGCAGCAGGCGGATGAACGACTTGGGGTCGTACCACCGCCTTGGATCGAGGGCCTCGATCGCGGAGTACAACTCGCTCCGAACCAGATCCAGGGTCACGACGTCGTCGCGGTAGCAGCCGTCGTTGATCACGAGGCGGATCGCGTCGCGGTTGTACCAGACGACGGGGGTCCGGTCCTCTTCGGCGAACCGATTCGCCAGGGCGACCAGGTCTTCCAGCGTCTCGACCTTGTGGTCCCGAGCGGGGTGGTCCTTCACGTAGGCGTCGGTGCTGTCGCCGACGCGGATCACCTTCCGGTCGCGCGTCTCGTGGACGACCTCGGGGGCCAACGACTCGGCCTTCAGGTTCGTCAGGAAGGAAAGGGCTTCCACGATCATTCGTCGTCTCCATCATAGTCGAAGGTGTTCTGGTTCACGTTGTCCAGCGAGTTCTCGCTGAACACGAACGAGCCGTCCCGCCGCAGCCCGGCCGAAAACGCCTTCGACTGGTGCGCGGGGACCTTGCTCCTGATGCGAAGGTCCCACTTGACCTCTTCGCAGAACCCGCTCTGGTCCGTGACCGGGACGAAGCTGAATTCCATGCTCACCATCCGCGCCTTGTTGTCGCCGGGGCGGTCCTGGCAGTCGAGCGAGGCCCGCTTGAAGTGCAATTCCAACGCGGCGGCGATCTTGCCGCCGTCGATCGACGCCAGCGACTCGAAATTGAGTTTTTGCAGCCCCGATGCCATGCTTTTGCTCCTGTTAGACCGTACACCTGGTCGGCCATGTTCCAAGAAATTCGTCGGAGTCAGGTTGTTTTTCCTAACCTACGTATTGAAATCCGGCGCATCATCCTTGTAAGATTGACTAGTCGCCCACCGTATGGTATATGGGCGACATGGGGGCTTCGGCGGGCAATCCGGATCGGGTTCGCTGCGGCATGAGGAATGCTTCCGATCTCCCCCGTCGTGGCCGGGCCGTCCCGGTCATGAAATGGATGTTACATTTTTGGCATGCCACTGTCAACTCCAGTTTTTCACCCCACATGGCATGGCCGACTTTCCTGGATCGACGCGTCGCGCGAGCATGAGTCACCTTTGAGGGCAACTTTCAGCATGGACCCCTACCAGAGAAAATACCAGATCACCATCCCGTCTTCCGACCCCGTCCGCAAGAAGGGGATCCGGATGCTCGACGCCACCCGCCGACGCCGGCCCAAGTTCCAGGGCCAGGCGTTCAGCAAGCAGGCGTTCTTCAACTGCCTGATCGCGGGGATGTACGAACTAGAGGCCAACCGCGACCTGGACATGAAGGAGGTCGAGGCGAAGGGGCTGCTCGCGGTCGTCGTCGACCGGGGGGCCGCCGAGATCTCCCGGATGATCGCGGCGGAAGAGGAGTCCTTCCTGCCGCAAGGCGTCAGGGCCTCGATCGGCGTCCGGGACGAGGAGGAGGACGAGGGCGGCGAGGTCGCGGAGGTCGAGAAGGCCCCGCCGCCCAAGGCGGAGCACCGCAAGCCGCGCGGCCTAATTCTCCCGCACGGCTTCGTCGCATCGCCGCGCGTCCGCCGTGACGACCGGGCTCAGGAGGAACATCAGGCCCCCGGTCGTCGTCCAGTCCCATGACTTCCGGTGGGGGTATTGCTCGGCGACCGCGTCCCACTGATCCTCGGGGATTCGCACGACCGAGCGTTCGTACGCCGCCTCGCCGTCGACGCCCTGGAAGACCATGATGATCGGCTCCGTCAACTCGGCGATCCGGTCTTTCAGGGCGTACACCACGGCTTGCAGTCGATCGGCCTCGCGTCGCCAGTATTCCGCGCCCTGAGCGGCGTCGCCCCGTTCCTGCGGACTTCCGACCATGAGTGGTACTCCGTTGTTGCTCGTCGATGTGGGCAAGGCGTCAACCATTCAGATCCTACCGTAAGCCTAATCAGGATGCAAGCGCGCAACGGACGTGTTGCGCCCGGAACCCCGGCCGGGGCGGGGCGGTCGATCGGGCGTCGAAACGTATCTCCATAATGCACATTAAGTTAGTCGAACCCTCTCGTTTCCGGCGGGATTCTCCGGGAATCCGAAAAAATGGCGTGATCTTCGCCGTGGGGCGGGTTCAGGCCCTCGCGGCGGCGGCGAAGTTGGCGACGAACCCGAGCTTCCGGTCGTAGACGAACGCCTCGGCGGCGCGGGCGTTGCCGACGAACCCGTTCTCGTAATGCCAGGCGTCGGTGCCCGACAGCGACGACACGACCCGCACCTTGACGCCCGCGTGCTCGTCGCACTTGGACGTGTGGAGGTGGCCGAGGTGCCACTCCCGGCACGTCGTCTCGGCCCAGTCCGCCTTCCGCTCGGTCGCCATGATCAGCGGCAGCTTGTCCCGCTTGATCGACTGGCCGTGGGTGTAGCCGATCAGGTTGCAGCCGTGGCGGACGTACTTCCGCACCGCCGGCCCGTAGTCGACGCGGATGCGGTCGGAACAGTGGAACTGCGCCGCGACGGCGCGGGCCAGGCAGTACGACAGCGTCCCGTCGTGGTTGCCGGGGACGTACACCGCGTCGACGCGTCGGCACGTCTCGGCGGCCCGGTCCAACGCCCGCGTCGCGCCCAGGAAACCGGCCTCGAACATCTTCGCCAGCCGGCCGTCCACGTCGAGCGGCGTGCCGCCGGTCGTCGTCCCCCGGGGCGTGTCGAAGTGGAAATAGTCCGAGCCGAGCAGGAACACGACCCGCTCCACGTCGAACCCCTCGGCGTACCGGAGCAGGTCGACCACGGCGGCGTCGTACACCTCCTCCGCGATCTTGAGGTCGTAGTTGTTGCCCGTCTCCGGCTCCCAGCACAGCTTGCCCAGGTGCAGGTCGGGGATGTTGACCTCCATCATGGAGCCGTGGTCGAGCCGCCGGGGGATGTGCGGGTGGTCGAACCGGACCGCCTTCGACTCCATCCGCTTGAAGATGGCGTCCAGGCCGTCGAGGACGTACCTGGGGGCGATCCGCTCCAGCTTGAGCGAGACCCGCCAGAGCATGTGACGTTCGGCCTGATCCGGGCCGCGAACGCCCTTCTCGTCGACGGCCGCCCGCATCTTCATGACGACCTCCCAGGACGTGCACTCCCAGGACTTGACCCGCCACGTCTCCAGGTCGATCTCGGCGAACGCGACCGCGTC